CCATAGTTCAATGGATTAGAACAGATGATTACGAATCATCCGATAAGCGTTCGAGTCGCTTTGGGACTACAGTATAGTAAATGTGATATAAGAAGAACTAATATCAGGTGGAGTTAGTGTCCGTACCACGTTAAAAAATTGTGATGATTATACAAGGTGTTGTCGAGTACACAACTATACTATTTGGTCTTGTCGTTCAATGGATTAGGACTACTATAAGCTTCTATGGTGTAACTGGATAACACTTTTGCCTTCTAAGCAAACTTTCTGAGTTCGAATCTCGGTAGGAGCACTAGTTAAATGGATATTTTTTTTCTTTTTCCATTTAACGATATATTTATTAGTATGGAAAAAGAATTTTTAATTGATTGTATTAATAAAGGGTTAAGTCTAAAAAAAATAAGTAAATTATGTGGTAAAGCACCTAGTACAATAACATATTGGTTAAATAAATTTAATTTAAAAACTAATAATTTGTCGTTTAAAGTTAAAGGAAAAATTGATTATAATAATCAAAGATGTTGCCCAAAATGTAAAATTACTAAAGAATTAAATGAATTTTATAATAGACGTGATAAAATAGGTAGTTCAGTTTATTGTAAAACTTGTACCAATAAACAAGTTTTAGATAGACAACGGGAACTTAAGCAACAAGCTGTTGATTATAAAGGTGGGTATTGTATAATATGTGGTTATAATAAATGTAATGCGGCGTTAGAATTTCATCATTTAGAACCAGATAAAAAAGATTTTAGCATTAGTCAATTAAAAAAATATGCCTTTACTGAAAATATAAAAAAAGAATTAGATAAATGTATTTTGTTATGTTCTAATTGTCATAGAGAATTTCATTCTGGTATTTTAATTCTAAGCAAACTATAGCAGTTCGAATCTGCTCGAGACCACATTTTTTATGGAGAGCAAACCCTGACGGTGAGGGGGTCCGCCTGCTAAGCGTGAAGTTCGGCGAAAGCTGGATTCGGTTCAACTCCGATGTTCTCCGCATTTTTCATTTGTTGTTTTTAAGGGTACTTCGGTACCCTTTTTTATTTTATGGGATATTTATAAAATATGCAAAAAGCTAAATTTATACTTCACGAACAAATGAATCGTATTCATGAATTATCTGGAAACAATATGGTTTCAGGTAAACATCTAGTTGTTGTTGATATTCAACCAGAATACGAACAATGGTGCAGTCACATTCTCCCAGAATTTGTTGATTTTTTAAATGAAAACTATGAAACCCTTTCCAGATTAACTTTCCTATATAATGGTGATAGTCTTGGTATGGTTTCTGAGGGTAACTATCAAAATTGGTGGTTCGATAATGGCTTAAGTGAAGATGTAATTTACAGTTCAAGGTTTTATGATAAAGGCTACGCATTTTTTAGGTATTGTATTGATGAGGGTATAGATGATGAAACTATTGTTAACCTAATAAAGTACATGCTTGAAAAGGATGTATTTGATACTAGAGAATTAGATGAGGAATTCTGGGATGAGTATGTCGAAAGATATGGTGCTGCGCATATCAGAGAATTATTAGAATTTGCTGGGGACTCAATGAATATACCAGACCTTATGGATGAATTAAAAAATTATACAAACATAATATTATGTGGTGGTGGGATTGATGAGTGTCTTAAAGAGGTTGAAATAGCTCTTCAAGTACTTAACAAACACTATACTGTTTTAACAAAATATACATACTAATGAAAATTTTAAACATATTTAAAAAACTCATATTAGAAAATGAAATACCTCTTGATGAGGAGTATCCATTAAGTTGGAGTATCGAAGAATTTAAGAAGTTAAGAAATTTTAGTCAAAGGGTTAAGTATTGTGAAACGCATCTAAAGCGTATATCATCAGGTTCTGGTAGAATTGCTTATAAGATTGATGAAGAAAAGGTTCTTAAATTGGCTAAAAATGAAAAGGGTGTTTCACAGAATCAAGCTGAAATTCAACAATCTGATGATTATTACTTACAACCAATACTAGCAAATGTATTTGAATACGATGAGAATGGGTTATGGGTTGAAATGGAACTAGCAAGAAAATTAACCGCTGGTGATTTTAAAAGACTTGTTGGTTTTAATTTTAAAGACTATGCAGAATTATTACATAATCACGGTGTTGTAGCCAATCTTGGTCGTGGTTTTAAATACTCAATAGATAAAGAATTATCAGATGCTATGTGGGATAATGATTTTATATCTAGTATACTAGATTATATTGGTAGTTGGGGTGTTCCATCGGGTGATTTAGAACGTCTTAATACATATGGTATAGTTAAAAGAGATGGTAAGGATACTATTGTAATTGTTGATTATGGCTTAACTGAAGAAGTTCTTAATAAACATTATAAAAGATAAATTTGTTTAATTAAAATTTATGTCATATATTTGCTTTTTAAAAACAATTATGGACATACATAAGAAAATTAAAGACTTTGAAGATAGTTTAAAAATCTTTGCACACAAATTGGCTGAGCAAGGTAAAGAAACTGAGGTCGCAGCTAAAATTCTTGAGAAACACATAAAGGGTATTGATGTTACACCTGAAGAAGATGTGTTATTAAAACAAAACATTTACGATACCTTAAAAATAGCTGGAATTGGTATACCATTTATGCTGATACCAGGTGCTAGTGTCATATTACCAGCGTTAATTATACTAGCGAAAAAAAACAATATTAATTTATTACCGTCAAAATTTATTGAAGATGAAAAAAGTAATTAAGCAAATCTTAAGAGAAAACACTGAGAAGAATATTTTAGGTATTACCGTAACAAGACCTAATCAAGAGTTGATTATTATGAGAGGAATCTCTGGTAGTGGTAAAAGCACAATGGCTAAATCATTAGTTAAGGGTGGTGTCATACATTCAACCGATGACTTAATAGAAGCAACTGGTGATTATAATGGATTCTTTGCTAAAATGATAGAAGCAAATAACTTTGCTGATTTAAGTCGTATGCACTCTAATAACCTCAAGAATGCGATGAAATCTATGGATAATGGTATAAGTCCAGTCATAATAGATAACACGAATTTAAGACCTAGTGAGGCTAAACCATACGTAATGTATGCGTTAGAGATAGGCTATGCTGATGATAATATTAAAATTGTTGATGTTGGTACTGGTGGGTTAAGTGCTGAAGCTTTAGCGGCTAGAAATTCTCATGGTGTTCCATTAGAGAATATTCAACGAATGATTAATACTTATAATGGTGTCGGCCCTTTAACTCTCAATAAAATTATTGAGGCTAGTGACATGTATAAATCATCTAATGTTTTATATTCTTGTGTTTTATTAGATGATAATTCACGTAATTTATTATTATTAACATTTGCCGATGTTATACCGAATGGATGGAAAACGATAGCACATCATATGACAATTGTTTTTGGTAAGGGTATTGACGATAAAAATGAGTTGGGTAAAGAAGTTGTATTAACAGTTACAAACGTTGGATGGAATGATAAAGCAATAGCTGTTTTGGTTGATGGTTATCCATCTAAAAATGCTAATCCACATATTACATTAGCTATTAATCCAGATGGTGGTAAACCTAAGGATTCTAATGAAATTACAGATTGGAAAAAAATTAGACCATTTAAAATAAATGGTGTTGTGACAGAAATTAAAAAATAAATTTGTTTGTTTGGTTTCTATTCTGTATATTTGCAAAAAGTTTTTTATGACAAAAGAAGAAAGAAGGCTTGACCTAAGCGGTAAGCTATTAAAAATGGGTGAGTCTTTAATATTAGAGGGTCGAGATTCTATGGATGGTTGTGTCATGGAAACTGGTAGTGCGTTAATTTTATTGGCTAATATCATTGAATCAGAAGATGATATGTTTGTTTTTGGTGAATTTGTATCTATGTTTTCAGCTAAGAAAGTATTAGAGGAAATGGAAAATAAGAAAAAACCTAATACAACTGAAGATTTACTAAAGGAAATTCTTGATTCATTTAAGAATGTCGGTAGTGATTTACCAAAAGAAACACCCAAAAAGACTCGTAGACCAAGAAAAAAAAGAAACGACAATGATGAACCAGAATCTGGTTCATAATTTTTAATATTAAAAAATAAAATATGTTAGCAATAGTAGAATACATAAAGAAAAATGGTTTAGATAATGCTATCGAAACTTTTAATTTAAAGGCTAAATTATACGAAAATAAGGTTCACATTAAATATGACCAAATAGGTTCGGATATGTCTCTTAAGGAGGTTCAAGAATGTCGTGGACTTATCCTAGATAGAAATACATTTGATGTAATCTCAATGTCCTTTTTCAAGTTCTTTAATAACGGTGAAACTAATGCTGCTAAGATAGACTGGGATACAGCTCATGTATTTGAAAAAGTTGATGGTTGCCTTGATGAAAATACGTTGATAACGACTAATGAAGGTGTTAAAACGATTAAGGAAATTTGTGAAGAAAAACTTAATTGTAAAGTCTTGTCATATTGGGTTAATAGTAATGAGATTATCTTTGATGATATAATTGGATGGTCAATTAAGGATAATATTAATGATTGGTATGAAATTAAATTGGATGACGAAACTTCAATTAAACTGACTGGTAATCATAAGGTTTGGTTACCAAAGCTAAATTGTTATAGACAAGTTTCAGATTTAACGGAAGCGGATGAATTCTTATTAAGTACTAAAAAAAATTAAATTCTGGCAGCAATGTTTCAAATTTAGAAAAACGAATTGGTTATACTTTAGATAATTTAAATATTAAATTTGAAACTCAATATTTAATTAATAGGTTTTCTTATGATTATTATATCAATGATATAAATTTATTAATAGAGGTTAATGGTGATTTTTGGCGTGCTAACCCAATAAAATATTTACCTGATGATATATTACCATTTCCGAAAAGTATTGAAATTAAAGCCAAAGATTTATGGTTAAAGGATAAACGAAAGAATGAATTAGCGATTAAAAATGGTTTTAATATAGTTACAATTTGGGAAATGGAGATTAATAATTTAAATAGTGTTGAACTTGAAATATTTTTGTTAAATAAATTAAATAACTTTATAAATGGAGACTAACGTAGTTAAAATAAAATCAATTAAAAAAATTGATTCTAATTCGAAAAGATATGACATACAAACAAAATTAACTAATAACTTTTTCGCTAATAATATTCTAGTTCATAACTCGATGATGCAAGTTTATTGGGACCCTTACGCTAATAAGTGGTTTGCTGGAACTACAGGTACTGCCGAAGGTGAGGGTGAAGTAAACAATAAGTCTGGGACAACGTTTAATGATTTGTTTTGGCAAGTTGTAAACGACAAAGCTCCAAATATGCTTAGGTGGTTAAATAAGTTAAAGCATTGCACGTTTGTGTTTGAATTAACAACACCTTATAACATTGTGGTTAAGCCGCATGGTGAATCTAGTATTACACTTTTAGCTGCAAGAGATAATCAAACACTTAAAGAGTTAAGGTATATTGATTTAAAGGTATTAGCAACAACTTTTGGTGTGCCAATAGTTAAATTATTCGACTTAAAAGCTAAGAACTTTGGTGACTTGATTAGAACATTTGAAGGAATGCCATGGTCTGAAGAAGGTTATGTCGTAATGGATGAAAACTTCAATCGTGTTAAAGTTAAGAACCCAGCATACTGCGCTGTACATTTACTAAAAGGTAAATCAGCTGAACATAACATTTTAACAATCGTTAAGTCTAACGAAATTGAAGAATTCGCATCAACTTTCCCAGAAAGAAAAGAAGAATTATTTAAGCTTAAGGCCAACTACGATTTGTTGAATGCAAAGTTAAATTCAGTGTGGGATGAACTAATACCAAGAAAGCCTAAAAACATAACAGCTAATGAAAAGAAGTTGTTTGCGGCTGCTGTATTTGAAGTTTGTAAGAAGCATAAGGTTGATAATTTCACTGGGTTATTCTTCCAATTGGAAGCTGGTAAAATAGAATCAGTTGATGAGTATTTGATGGAATATGACAATAAAAAGTTGTACCATATACTTTAAAAAATAAATTTGGTGGAATGAAAGTTCCACCTTATTTTTGCACTCTAAATAAAATAAACAATGACAATTAAGCAAATTTTCGATGAAATCGCAAGCGAATCATCTACGAACAAAAAAGTTGAAATCCTTAACAAGTATAAAGACAATGACTTATTAAAGAGGGTTCTGTATTTGGCTAATTCACCTCGTATTAAGTTTTATATCAAGCAAATTCCAGAGTATGAATCTGGTCCATTTAATCAAGACTTATCAGTTGGTTTGGATAGCTTGAGTCCATTATCCTTAAGGCAATTAACTGGACATGCTGCCATAAATCACTTAGCTGCAACTCTTGAGTTTTGTAGCGAAGATGATGCTTATATCATCGAGCGTATCATCGAAAAGGATTGCAAAATTAATTTGGGTACTTCACTTATTAATAAAGTATTTCCTAAACTAATTGAAGAAACACCTTACATGGGTGCTAAGGCTTTTGATGAGAAATTAGCTAAGGCTATATTTAAAGATGGTTCAGCTTTAAGCCAAGTTAAGATGGATGGTCGTTATTGCAATGCTGTAATAGCGAATAATTCAGTTGATATGGAAAGCCGCCAAGGTGAACCAACGCTATTAGGTGATGCGTATTTTATAAGCGAATTAAATCAGCTTAAGGATTGCGTTTTAAACGGTGAGTTGACAATGAAGTGTATTGAATCTAAATTTACTTTTAATAAAGACGATTTAATCGAAATTGACGGTATTAAATATACCACCAAAGAAATAAAAAATAAATTTTTACCATTAATTGAATAAAATGAAAGTTCAACATATTTATAAATAAATATAAATTTATGTATGTAACTTATTTAATTATTTATAATGGTGATAAATTACCACCATTATATATTGGGTCAACTAGTTTAGAAAAAATAGAGAATGGGTATCGAGGGTCAATCTCATCGAAGAAATATAAAAATATTTTTAAAGAAGAGTTAAAAAGTAATTTTAACCTATTCGATGTTATCATTCTATCAAAACATGAAACTAGAATTGAAGCATTGGAAATGGAATTAGATTTACAAAAAAAGTTTGATGTGGTAAAATCAAATAAATTTATGAATCAATCCTTAGCATCAGTTAATGGCATGTTTGGTATGGATGTAAATGGTAAAAATAACCCAATGTTTGGTAAGAAACATTCAGACAAAACAAGAAATGTACTAAAGGAAAAACGTGGAAATAATAAACGATATGAATTAACCGATAAACATAAAGAAATTATTAGTAAAACACACGCTAATAAAGTTATTTCTGAAAACACAAAAAAATTAATTTCAGATAAATTAAAGGGTAAATACATAGGTAAAGATAATCCTATGTTTGGTAAAAAACATAGTGAAGAGACTAAAATTAAAATATCTAAAAGTAACAGTGGTAAAATTAGAACAGATGAATTCAAACAAAGAACATCCGAATTAAATAAGGGTAAAATTATTTCTGAAGATACCAAGATAAAAATATCTAGGGCTAAAATCGGAAAAAAACGTACTTCTTTTAGTAAAGAGTGGCGAGAAAATATATCTAAAGCTAATAAAGGTAGAATTCTTAGTGAAGAAACTCGAAAAAAACTGAGTAAACCAAGAGAATCAACAAAATCGGTATGCCCATATTGTGGGTTTATTGGTGGTGGCGGTAATATGAAACGCTATCATTTTGAGAATTGTAAAATAAATAAAAATAAGGTATGAACATTAATTCTAATGAAATAAAAAAAATAATAGTTAATAACGATGGTAGTCTTGAAATATTGACAATGAAGGGTATATCTCGTTACGAGAGCAACGGCATCATAGCATCTCTTATTTCAATTAGAAAGAAAGAATTAGATGGTAAGGATGTACGCAAGGAAATACTTGAGTTTGAAAAAGAACACATGGTTTATCAAACAGCGTTGGATTCAATTATTTTCACTGCTTGGGATATGATAACACTTGAAGAATATACTGCCGCTAAATCAGTTAGACAATATCGTGAAAGATACGCTGAATTGGTTGCGCTATTAAACGCTAATAATTTTACCAATCTTTCAGTTGTTGAAACAAAAGAGGTTAAGACTTATGAAGAAGCTATTGAACACTTTCAAGAGGTTTTAGCTAGAGGTGAAGAAGGTACAATACTTAAATCATCTAAGGGTGCTTGGAAAGACGGTAAACCTAACCATCAAATTAAGCTAAAAAAAGAAATTAATCTTGATTTAAAAATTGTAGGTTTTAATTACGGAACGGGTAAAAATAAAGACGTTATATCATCCATTGATGTTGAGAGTTCAGATGGTTTACTTAAAACGAGCCCGACAGGAATTAATGAATCTATGATGAAATTTATCACAGAAAATCAGGATAAACTTTTGAACACTATTATTGAGGTAAAGTGTTCTGGGTTGTCAAAGGATTCAGATGGTAATTATTCTTTGTTACACCCAGTATTCAAATCTTTACGTACTGATGAAAAGAGTATTGCTGATTCATTAGATGAGTGTATTAAAATAGATAAAGCTGCTATGGGGTTATCTTAACGGCGTACCAACCAATATACATTTTATTAGCAATTAATACTTCTTTTTTAATTGTATTTCCTTGGTATATTGGTTTACCATTATTGTAATAAGATTTTCTTAATGCCTTCGTTGGTAAACCATTTGTTTTACATATTGTTTCAAAATTACCGTTACACATGAACATAAGTAAGTTTATTTGTTAAAAAAACAATGGGTGAAGAATAATCATCAAGGTGTAAATGAATATCGTAAAAATTACTATTTAAATAATAAAGAAAAAATACTAACAAAAAATAAAGAATGGAATAAAAAAAATGCGCATATTGTATCTTGGCGCACCATTTTGAAATCGCAACTTAGGAGAATGGGTAATAGTAAAGAAGGAAAAACAATTGATTTATTAGGGTATTCAGCGTTAGAACTGAAAAACCATATCGAATCCTTATTTACTGAAGGTATGACTTGGGATAATCATGGTGAATGGCATATTGACCATAAAATACCCGTAACTAAATTTGAAAAAAATGTTCCTCCACATATTGTAAATGCGTTAAATAATTTACAACCATTATGGGCGAACGAAAACAGAAGTAAATATAATAAAATTTTATAAATTAAAAATAATTGAAATGACAAGTAAACGACATATCGGGTTTCCATCTATTGACCAGTTTAAGACAGTTGTCTCCAACATCAATAGAAGACACAATTTTGTTGGTTTGGATGCCAACGGTGATGCAATTTATGACCCATCAAAACCTAAGCCAAAGCTTAAGTTTAAGGGTACGGTAAAACTACATGGTACCAACTTCGGTGTATGTTATAATGACATCGCTGGATTATGGGCACAATCTAGGGAAAATATAATCACCTCCCAAAAAGATAATGCTGGCTCCGCTTTTTTTGTTGAGTCCAATACAGAAGCTTTCTTGGATTTATTTAACCAAGTAAAGAATAAGTTAAATTTGGATTTGACTCAAAACACAATTTCAATTTATGGTGAGTGGGCTGGTAAGGGTATTCAAAAGTCTGTTGCGATTTCCAATTTGGATAAGTCTATGTTTATTTTTGGTGTTAAGATTACACCTCATCCAAAGGATGAAGATGATAAGACACCAGCTTATTGGGTTGATTCGTCATACCTAAGGAACCATGAGCATAGGATTTACAATATTGAGGATTATGAGACTTATGAGATTGAAATCGATTTCAATTATCCTCAATTGGCTCAGAATAAGCTAATTGAAATGACTATTGCTGTTGAGGATGAATGTCCTGTTGGTAAAGCCTTTGGTCATGTTGCGTTAACAGACAATACAGCATATGAAGAAAATGGTAAAATTTGGTTTGAACGAGAAAATAGTTTTACAGATATATTAAAAAATCAATTAATTGATGAATTTAGAATACTTCGTAATAAATATCCGATAGGTATAAATAAAATATTTTTTACTATTCTATAGTCTTTTATACAATACCCAGATATTTATAAATAAAGATAAATATATGGAAAAAAAATTTGTTGTGTATCGAACAATTTATTCTGGTGATAGATTACCGAAATATTACATTGGTTCAACTAGTTTAGAAAAGATAAAATCTGGTTATTATGGTAGTGTCAGAAGTAAAAAATATAAAGATATTTTCTATTCTGAATTAAAACTACATCCTAATTTATTTAGTATTGAGATTTTGTCATACCATGATTCTAGGAATGATGCACTTTCAGAAGAATTATTACAACAAATTAAACACAATGTTGTTGAGTCGGACGAATACTTTAATGAAAGTTTTGCTAGTATAAATGGTTATTTTGGTAGACATGTCAAAGGCATTAGCCATCCAAAATTTGGTTTATCAAATTACAAAATTTGGATTAATAAATATGGTTTAGATATTGCTAATGAAAAATTAAAAGTTTATTTAACGAAACAAAGTATATCTAACGGCGGTAAGAATAATCCAATGTTTGGTAGAAATAAAGAAGTTGTTGCAATTGATGTAAATAGCGGTCTGAAGGTTCGTGTAAATAAAGTCGAGTTTGATAATCGAATTGATTTATCTGGTCATACACTTGGATATGTTACGGTTATTGATAAATCAACTGGTGAAAAAATAACGATTAATAAATCTAATTATAACTTAGAAAAACATTTACATCATAACACAAATAGAAAACATAATGATACAGTTAAAGCTAAACTCTCAAAAATTAGAAAGGGTTTAATAACCGCTAAAGATTGGGATGGTAATTATTATCGGGTGAGTAAAGATGACCCTAGATTTGAATCAGGTGAATTATCAAATATTTTTAGTAAACGTTGGATAGTTGTTGATAATTTTGGTAAGAAATATAATGTTATGAATATTAAAAAATTTATGAAAAGTAAAAATATTCATTTTAATGAAAAAATTATAATTAACTCTGATGGTAGTGTAACAAATCATAATGTTAAAAAATATAATTCATTAAATGGTTGGAATTTAAAATGTTTAGATTAAAAATAAAATAAAATGTATAAAATTAAATTAATTAGTGGTGGTTCGTCTGAACATCAAGAAGAAATTAACAAGGTTATTGATTTGGATATAAATACAATCGGTGAGGGTATTGTTTTCTCTTATTATGCTGAGGATGGTGAGGTTTATCGGTTCAAATCTAAGGGAACTAAACACTCAAAGGCTTCTAAAGTTACAACACTTAAGCCAGTTGATGATGCTAAAATCAATAACATTATTGAAACTGTTAATAAGGTTTGTGTTTCTTGGAGACTTGAGCAAATGCTTGACAAGACCTTTGACCTTATGAATGGTGGTACCATTGACATCAAAAGGCTTGGTGATTTTATTAGAAATGTTATCGCCGATATTCTTAAAGAAGAATTGGAAACAATAGCTGAGGCTGGCCTTGAACCTAAAGACATTAATGCTAAGGTTTCTGAGAGATGTCGAAATTACTTTTTTCAAAAACAAAATGAAGAAGTTGGGCTTGTTTAAAGCCTGACTTTTACTTTATTTACTAATTTAAAAGATTTATTATATTAAAATAAAAAATTATGATACAAAACAAAGTTTTAAAACTAAAACAAGCCGCAACACTTGCGAACGGTGTTAATTTTCCAGCTGGTCAAGAGATTGAAATAGTTATGGATGTGGTATATATTGGTGGATTTCCATTACCCCCAAACATGCAAGGTAATATGCTAAACTGGATTAACAATAATCCAAATTTATTCACAGAAACAACAATGAAATGGAGCAAAAATTAAAGACTGGTTATGAGTGGTGTTTAGAGGAAAGACTTAGACTTCTAAGATTATCTCAATGGCCAACACAAGAAGCATTCTTTGCTGATTCATATTATGAAGAGAAAATAACCTTTGCTGATTTTTCTGAAAGGATTAAAGAATGTGATGTTAAACCTAATTCTATACCGAGAAAAACTGAGATGTATTTGGAATATCGTATGTATGGATTAGTTGCGTATCAATTATCTGGAACGATACATGCTGGTATTCAGTTCGGTCATGCAGTTGTTGAATATGGACAATACGTAAAGGACATTCCACTATTTGAAGCAGTTTATGATAAATTCGCTAATAAGGATAAGACTTTTATAATTCTTAATGGTGGAACTACTAATGAGAATCCAGAAAGACTTGGCACTCTTCAACAACATGCGCAAGCTCTAAAGGATAATCTTGTATTATTTGCTGAGTTTAGGGAACCAGATTTAAATGATGCTTTAACAGCTATTGTTTTCTTAGTGGATGAAAGAGTCTTTAAAAAAGACTTGTATCCAGATTTTGTTAGAGATGAAAAGGCTAGTTGGTCAAGAAATGAAATTCAATATCGTGAATGGCTTGAAAAAATTGGGGGTGAAAGAAATGTTTTCTTAAGAAGTTTCTTACCAAACTTTAGATTAGCATAATATTGATTTATTTTTTAGTATTCGTATAGTTATTTATATGGGTATTATTGAAAATCAAGTTTTGGATTATCTCAAAAAGAATTATAGTGTTAAGAACTTTAGGTTTTTACATGAGGTTAATAAAGAATATGAGTTTGGTGTAAACATTGTTGATTCAAATTGTTTAATATTTGATATAGACTTTGTAACATCTGAAAATACTTTTGTTAAATGGGCTGAAATGTTTGATTTTAGTCGTAAGGACTTAGAATGGCTCACAGCTTATTTACCAAGAAAACTTAAAACAAAATGGTCTGTTGAATTAGCTCAAGATTTATCATGGCATACTACTTTTGATGTTGAATCATTTAATAAGATTTTAGATATGCTAATGCTTGAGTTAAACACTAAAGTATTTGATGATTTAAAACCCAAGATAAAAACACCTGAGGAATTATTGAGCGTTATGAGGTGCATTGGTTATGGGTTAACAGCAACGTATTACGACCCAAACAACTTTTTACCCTTTAAAAATTTTATATCGTTACCATTCACGGAAGTTTTAAATGAGCGAAAAATTAACCATAACTGGCAAGATTGGGTTCGAACCAATTAACAAAACCAAGAAGCATGAATCACAGGCCTCTTGGAAACGTATTGCCATGGTTTTCTTCGGTGGTGACATTTCTGATTACTATGCTTGGTTTATAAACAAGCGATATAATTTAGAGCTTGTAAAACCGCTTAGGGGTGGCCATATTTCGTTTATAAATGACCATGTGAGGGATATGATTAAAAATTGTAATTGTGATGAGGAAGAGGCTAATATTGCTTGGGATAACGCAAAGGCTAAGTGGGATGGAATTTATATTCCAATAACACTTGATTTATCACCTAGAACTAACGAAAAGCACTGGTGGTTAAATATACCAACAGATTCTTGTGAAATTTTTAATACTATCAGGCGAGAGGTAAATTTAGGACCACCGACATATAGGTACCACATGAGTATTGGTTATGCGAACGAAAAATGGTTGTCACATTCACGTTACATACATAGTTGTGTAAAATCTGGTTTAATAAAATGAATAAAGTAACACCAATTACACCACAAGAGGCAAAAGATGAAATTGAAAAGAATTTTCCAGATTTTGTTATTGAAGGTAAAAGAAAATAATAATAATTAAAAAAAAAGAGAAAAAATGAAAAAAACGCTTATCACATTAATGTTAGTATTCAGTGCATTACTAACATTTGCACAAAACACAATTACAATTAAGCACACGTATTATACAATTGAAGCGTATGATACCGCACACAGGTCTGAACTTATTGGGTTTTATATTCAGACTAAAGAGCATGCTCTTATATCGATGGATAAGACAAGTGCTATTGACAGGTCATCAGTTGGTGTTTTTAAACAAGACCCTTTAATTCCACTTTATATCCAAGAAATAGTAACTAATGATGTTTATTCTGATTGGAATAAAGCTCATAAGAATCAAAAAGTAGATAAGGGGCATCTAGTACCTTATTCAGCGATGGATTTTAATTTAACAGCAGCTTTAGAAAGTATGTATCTTGAAAATACATGCCCACAGGCACCCAGATTCAACGAACATCAATGGGAACAAGTTGAAATGTACGTTCTAAAGACTGTATCACCACAATATGGTGATGTTAAAGTTTGGACTGGCGTTTTAATTGATGATAAAAAAGCGTTAAGGATTGGGCCATTATATATGCCAGATTTTTATTGGAAAGTTATTGAGTATGTAAAGGATGGTAAAAAGGTTCAAGAAGCTTGGCTTGGCGTTAACAATTGGAGTAACGCTGATACTGACCCAACACACATCGCAACTAGTGTCGCAGCTGTAAAACAAAAGGTTTCACAGTATTATCCAAAAATAAAGTTGGATTTCTAAAATAAATCCATATATTTGCATAAATGATTTGGGTAATTTAAATTAGTATTGAGATTGAAACATTAAAAAAACTAAGGTTTATTGAGCGAAAATCAATAAGGGAAATAATGAGTATAATGAAAATAAATCAAACTAAATATTACCATTATATCAATTTATAATTAAATAAAAAATAAAATGGGCGGTAGGGCATTAAAAGGTGGTACTTTTACTAGAAGGTATGAAAGACAAGAGTTCGATGATATAAGTAAGGAATTAACAGAAAGACTTAAGTTAACTTTCAAGCGTGTTGATGTTCCATTGTTTTATAAAAACAAGGGAACATTTGGTGATGCTGATATTCTTGTTTCATTAGATGGGTTAGAAAATGGGTTTAATATGCGTGAATTTATAGTAAATGAATTTAAACCTAATGAAATATTTCATAACGGTAATTGTTGGTCCTTTGACTATAAGGAGCTACAGGTAGATATAATCACAGTTTCTGTTGAACATTATGACTCAACGTTCAACTATTTATCATACAATGACCTGGGAAATTTAATTGGGAGACTAGCGCATGGATTTGGGTTGAAATATGGCCAGACTGGTTTATTTTATGAACATGAATTTAAGGGTAGTAATATTGGTACTATTATGGTATCTAAGAATTATCCTGAAATATTCAAATTTCTTGGTCTGTCATATGACAAATTTGTTGATGGTTTTGAGTCACTTGAGGAAATCTTCATTTATATTGCTGAATCACCATACTTCAATTGGAAAAAGTATCAGTTTGAAGAACTTAACAAGATTAACCGTGACCGTAACAAGAAAAGAGCTTCTTACACAGCCTTCTTAGAATGGGTTGATTTACATGCCGCTGATGAAAATCACGAGTATAAGTTTGCTGAGGATAAATCAACATACTTCAATATGATTAACGATGCGTTCCCAGAAGCGGACATCGTAACACAAGTTAGAAGACTTGAATACTTAGAGTGCAGAAAGCTTTATGTTCAATCTAAATTTAACGGTGGTGATGTAATGAGAAAGTATGGCCTTGAAGGTAAGAAATTGGGTGATGCGTTAAGTGGTTTTAAAAACTATATAACCGCTGAGTATGATTCATATAATGATTATATTATACATACCGATGCTTTCGATATTTATATGGAATTTGAAGGGTATTTGAGTAAACATGAATTGGAAGTTAGATGAGAATAATATATATAGATAAATCGTTACAATGTGATACAACACATGATAATATTCAATTAATTGATGGTAAAATATATCATTGGTGTGTTAAAACAGAAATGTTAAAACATAATGAAACATTGCAGTTATTCTTAAAACGAAAAACAGCTTATGTGAATTTAAAAAAACCAGAAATTAATACTATATTAATTTATGATGTGGTACCAATTGAATCAGCCTTAATGGTAAGGTATGCTTTAATTACTACTTAAAAAATGGGTTATCTCGCAATAAGAGTTCGATGGTTTCATCGAGCTTTTTGCATGTTTGTTGGAACCCAATTACTTCTTCATCACTTAACCTAAAGAATTCATTCTTTGCAAGCGTTTGTTTATAGTTGTATTTTGCGTGAAGCATTGCTTCAACTTTCTTATAGTTTTTAGATTCATAAGTATTAAGAATTGAAAGCTTATTCGAATTTCCAGTTTGCAAATTCTTAAGTCTTTGTTCTGCTGGATTCTTTGAAACACCAATCTTATGCGCTTCATCGCCATTCTTGTCCACCTCTAATATCAAGTATACATAACCCATACCAAATAATATGGATTTATGTTTAAATTGTAAATATTTATTGGTATGAGAAAATTAATAAAAAAACTCTTAAGGGAAAATTTGTATGAAGCTATCACACAAAAACCAATGTTTGCTAGAGGTGTTGAACATCAAATTTATTTATCAAAGTCAGACCCAAATATAGTCTTTAAAGTTGGATACCCTAAATCTGTTGATAGATTCGTATCGGTGTTTACATCTAATCCTGAGTATTTTCCAAAAATTTTTAAAGTTGGTAATTTAACATGGCAGGGTAAACCATTTAAATATGCTAAAATTGAAAGACTAAATACTGAAAGAGTCATTAGTGAGTGGAATTATATTACTGGTAAATTAGATGAAGTTGGTATATTAGATACTGACTCAAATTTATTAGAAGATGTTAGCGATATTTTTAAATCGGCCATAACTGAAGATTCAGAATATGAAACGTATATTACATCTAAACTACAACAGCATGATAAAAAAGCCTACAAGTTATTCATAGATTGGCTTAATTTTTTACATCATGTAAATTCGATAGTTGAACCAGTAAAACATAAAATTCTTGATATTCATAAGTATAATTTTGGTTATGATTCCAGTGGTAAAATGAAGTGTTTAGACATATAAAAAAATATTTTTAAAAAAAAACTTGACAATTCAAAAACTTTTCGTATATTTGCAGTATATTTATTAAAAGAGATTAAAAGATAACAAAAATGAGAAATTTAAACAACATATTGGTCCTTGTGTTATGTGTGCTAGTGTTAACTAGTTCTACTGGGTATTCCATGTTTTAAATTTAACATTTAAAAATAATTGAGAAGCTCAGTCCGAAAGAACTGAGCTTTTTTTATGTGCCTTTGTCCGAGCGGTTTAGGTAGAGTTCTGCAAAAGCTCTTACGGCGGTTCAAATCCGTCAAGGCACTCTTTAAAATTAAAAACAATGGAAAAAAAATGACATCAAAAAAGCATTGTATAAGGAAAAGCCATTAGCCACCTTATCACATTATGAAGAAGGATGGAATTGGCATAACCGAAACCTACCCAACCATAAGTGGAGAGAGTATAAGAGTTGGAAGTATAATAGAAAAACTAAGTGGAAATGAAAAAGAGATTTGATGCCTTGTAACACTCTAATGTGTAACAATGCAAAATGAAAAAAATGAACAAGAAGCTGTATGATAGAACAGTTGACAACAAAACGTACAAGTTATGCCATTATCAACAAGAAAATATTTGTTGTTTAAGATGTGCGAAAAGAAGAAGAAGAAATTATTTTTATTATGACTATGACGGTGGGAAACATTGTTATCCAAGTTGGAAATTAGTAAGTAAAAATAAGAAGCAATGGATGCCAAAAAAACTTAAGATTGAGGAAGAAAAACCCAATCGTTGGTATAGTAGAGGTGACATTACTTGGTAATTGCGACATCAAGACATATTAAAGTGTCGTGATAGGTTTAAAAGTTACAAATTGTTGCAATAATTGCGACATTTCACCAGATAAATGGTGAAATATGGGGGTGTGGTGGAATGGTAGACACGCAGGTCTTAAAAACCTGTGGACCGTAAGGTCCGTGTGAGTTCGACTCTCATTGCCCCTACACAACTGTGTTTCTGATAGGGTTGCTCAGTAGGAGCTCCAGTAAACCTTATCCGTTGATGAATAGTGGTCATGACATGAGTTCATTTTTCTGGTACGACAATCCAGAATACGGCCCTATGAGCAAATTGGTAAAGCTTGCGGTCTAAGAAACCGTGGAAAACATTAGAAACGTTCTCAGTTCAAATCTGAGTAGGGCTACTATGAGTTTTAATTTTGATGAAAAGAAAATTGGTGATATAGTTCAGATGACGGATTATTTTATAAGTATAAATCCTAGTGAACATATTCAGGAATTTAAAGATTGTGAAGGCGAAGTTATTGGTTATAGTGATGAAGGTTATACTGATTACTTAGATGTTAGATGGCAACCTAGTGGGTTAAGATATGGTTATCATTGGGTACATTTAAAACTAGTCCAATAATGGCTAAAAAAGTATCAAAAGAAGTTCAGATTAAACATTCTGAGGATTATGTTGAATTTCTAATTAAGCGGTTAAATTCTAACAACTATAAGTTAGCAGCAACTAAGGAAGAGTATGCGGCAACTAAAGCTAAATTAGATAAAGAGCGATTGATACTTAAGTTGTTAAAATAATGGGGGTATGCTGGAAATGGTATACAGCTACGGTTTAGACCCGTAGGTCAAAAGATTTGCAAGTTCGAACCTTGTTACCCTCACAAAGATGATTTCAGCAAATAAATAGGATAAAAATTTACACTTAAAATGCAAATCGAAAGGGTTCAAATCCCTAAAAATCATCTTGTTTTTTATTAACATATTAAATAATAGTAGAGTTTATATTTACATTTTCATAAACTCTACTATATTTATTAATATGAGAAAAGATATTATAGAAAAAGAAAATGATGTTTTACAAATGATTGCAAATAATGACCCTAAAGCAATGATTTGTAGGTTTTTAAATTGTAGACCAGAGGTTCTTGAAAAATATTTAAAATTAAAGGGTATTAAATATAGTGGTAATCGTAGAATGGTTGGTCGGAGAAATCATCCGCATAAAAAATCTGTGGATGAATATTTGGCTCAAGATAGGATATCAATACATAAATTAAGAATTAAACTTATAGAAGAGGGTATTAAAAAAAATGAGTGTGAAAATTGTAAATTAACTGAATGGTGTGGAAGTAAAATTCCTTTAGAGTTGCATCATATAGATGGAAATAAATTAAATAACGATTTAAATAACCTACAAATCTTATGTCCAAATTGCCATGCGTTAACACCAAATCACGCTGGAAAAAAGAATAAAAAGAAATTTGAAGATAAAGCTATCCATAAAAGAATAAAACTTTGTAAATGCGGCAAGACAATAAAAAAAACTAGTAATGAATGTCTTAGTTGTTATCATGAAAAACAACGTAAGATTAAAAATGCTAATTTAACGGAATTAATAGATAGTGTTAATAAAATTGGTTATTTAGCGACTGGTAGAAAATATGGTGTTAGTGATAACACAATTAGAAAATATATAAACAAAAAATAAATGTTTTACGTTATTCAAGAGAATGTCTTTAGGGAAGAACATTATGATATGTTAATTGATTTAATCAAACGACATAAGTTTGAATATGATATAGTTAAATATCGACCATTTTTAAATGAGATAGTTGCACTTCCAGTTGAAAATGATGGTGAACAACAAGAAGACGTTATTTATAAAACAGACCGTAAAAATGTTTTTTGTTTCGGTGCTGTTTCAATGGCCAAAGCTGCCACAAAGTATGGTTGGAACCCTGGTTCAATGATGAATAAAAACCATGACTATGAAGTATATGGAAAAGCATTTGGATTTGAAAACATGTTAAATGGCGAGGGTCATGTTATCAATTTTATTGATAAAATACCTATTGATAACTTTTTATTCTTCGCAAGACCAACAAGAGATACGAAGGTTTTTTCAGGACAAATATTTACACAAGATTCTTGGAAAGAATACGTTGCTGCTGTTAGACATATCAGTGATGAAACAAAAATTCTTATTTCTCCCTTAAAACAGATTCAACAAGAAGTTAGATGCTGGGTTATTGGTGGTAAGATAGTAACTGCAAGTTCATATAAGATAGGTACTCGTGTAGTTTATACCAACTATGATGATGAAACATTCTTTACAGACTTCGCACAAAAGATGATTGATGTATATCAACCAGCCGAAGCATTCGTTATTGATATTGCCTTGGCTAACGACAAATTGAGTGTCATTGAAATTAATAATATCAATTCAGCTGGATTTTATGATTGTAATATGGTAAAACTCATAACAGCGTTAGAAAATCATTTTAATTAAGCTACTTTCGGGTAGCTTTTTTATTTTATAGAAATATTTATATAAAAGTCGTTTAATGAAATTATATAAATTATATTCCCAATTACTTAACGAGGATTTTAAATCACAAACTGTTAATTTTATCAGACAAGGATTTGAACCAGATATTGTTAAGTCATACATTGATAAATTCAAACACATACGAGATAATAAATACAAAGAAATCTTTGATGAAAATTTAAAAGTATCTGTACCTTCAAAAGAAAGGTTAAATATTGATGCTTATAAAAATTTCCATGATTTGGAGGTTGTTGTTGATTATGTATCTGGTAAAAGAGCCGTCAATACCAATATGACAAAAGGCGGTAAAGAAAATATTGAAGTTGATGGAACCCCAATTTATGATGATAAAAATTATGAAGTTTATTATGCTGATACACCTAGAGCTTGTATAAAGTATAAGGGTAAATTTCCGTATTCTTGGTGTGTTGCTAGGTCGGATTCAGCGAATATGTTTTACACTTATCGTTTTAAACCCTACGAACCAGCTTTTTATTTCATTAAGAATAAAAAGGAAACTGATAAGGAATTTAGTCTTTGGAACATGGGTAAGAATGTGTTTCAAGGTAAATTTAGTAACCCTTATCACTTTTTTGTTATTCAAGTTCCAAAAAATGCAAATATTGATGATAACAAAACACAACAGTATATTGTAACATCAGCAAATAATGATGGTGATAAACAAATGAGTTGGGATGAAATTATTGCTATAAATCCTAATTTAAATTCAATTAAAGAAGTCTTAGTACCTAAACCACTCAGTGAAGGTGAAAGAAAGAAAATTGAAAGATTTAAAAATGGTATTAATGATAAGGAATTTGCTAAGTTAACCTATGAAGAAAAAAGAGATTATCTGGATATATACCCAACAATTGGTAGACCAATAACATCAAAACAATTAAAGGAGTTACCAGATGACCTACTAAATTTATATGTTTCTTTTGGTATTGGTTTAGATGATGAAGGTTTTGAATTTATAAAACCTAAAAAAGACATTCTTAAAAGATATGCTCAAATAAGCAAAAGAAAACTTGAAGAATACTTAAAAACAGACAATTATCAGAGAAAACAACTTAAGATGATGTATAGTGAGTTAATTGTTTTATCCGATGAAGACATTAAGAGTTATTTGGAAAGTTTAAAACCTTATGAGATAAAACAATTTATACGTTTAAATGGTGAAGATAAATTTGAATTATTAGAAAAGCATTTACCTGATAAATTTGGTGCTCAGTTTCAATCTAATAAACAGCTTATTTTAATGGCCCAGTCTGGTGATGAAGAAGCATTAAACAAATTAGCTTCATTAATACCAGAAGATATCGAATTTGATTTTTATGGTAAGTACATAGTATTTGAATTTGACAATACTGATAGTGAAAAGTTAAAAAGAGAATTAGATAACGATACATTGGATTTTTATAGTAGACTAGATTATAACGAATGGAATAGCAGTTATAATAATGATTATTATTTTGATGATGAATCTTCCCTAAATGATACTTACGATTTTCATATTGAATCGGTGTTAAAAGATGATGAAACACTAAGAGATGATTTACTTAGAATTGGAATCCAACCAGATTTAGAGTCTGTTAAGGATTTATTAGTAACATATAAAAAAGATTCATCAATTAAAGAATACATGGAAGAAAAGTATTCAGAAGGTAGAGATAATGCTCAAGAAAAAACATGGGAAAAACTTAGGGATGGTATAAAATCAATAGCTTATATTGATGATTATCGTAATTATAGTGTTTATATTAATGTTGCTTCTTTTGTATTTTACTTGAACGATAATGAATTTTTAACATCGGATATTGATAATTTTATTACAAAAATGGCATATTTACTTGAAAATATAATGGAGGATAACGACCAAATTAGTTATGTTGAAAGCATGTATGATGAGGTAAATGAAGGTGGTTATGATTTTACCGTTGGTAATGAAGTAAATGAAAGAGTTAAAAGTGAGATTCAAGATGCCATATATGAATTTACATCTCAAGATGATGAAGATGAAACAGATTATGCGAATAATTTAGATTCATCAAAAATTCATAAACTTAAAGGTGAGGTTATTAAATTATTAAATGATACACTTCGTAATCTAGGTCAATCAGAAACTGCGTCAACAATTGAAAATGACATTGTAAGAATTGATATTGATAGACAAAGATTCCATTTAGATGGTAAAGTATTTGTTAGTATAACTGACAAACAAAATAATAAAAAACATGATGGTTATGTTTATATAAAAGACTTACCAACTTACTTTAAAAATTATAAATTGTTTGAAACAATACAAAGAATAAAATCAATAATTAAGTATTAAAACTAGTTCTTAAAGTCACTAAAAAAAAAATTTTTTAAAAATAATTCAAAAAAAACTTGACAATTCAAAAACTTTTCGTATATTTGCATATATTTATTAACAACAAGTAACAATTAAAAGATATGAAAAAGGCATATACATATTATCAACCGAAAACGCAAGGGGGCAAAACTCCTAATAGGCTGGGTGTATCTTTTTCTGATGAAGATGATTGTAAGTAAACAATTAGTAAGATATAAGTAAACCCCAGTCTGATGAAAATTCAAACTGGGGTTTTTAATTTTCGGGAAGTTCCACAGATGGCTATATGGGCTTGTTTTGGAGACAAGTGTTCGCTCGTTCGAATCGAGTTTTCCCGACACAGATTGGTTGGTACCGTAGACAGCAAAAATAAGGAACGGTATAAAACTAAGTGTGTAGTCAATCGAAGACGACTCCCTTTGGAGCGGAGAATAGCTGTAAAAGGCTTATGCAGGTTCGAGCCCTGTCACTTAGACTAAAATTGGGTTGTGGTGTAATGGTAACTACGTGTGGTTTTGGTCCACAAGTTTGGGGTTCGAGTCCCTACAACCCAACAAAGTAAAGAAGTAATTGGGTTAGCTGTTTTCCGTGGCTGGTCTGATGAAGGTTAAGTCCTTATGATTAAATAACGGATAAATTGGGATAGCCAGCAGGGTTCTGAAGACAGTCTGTAAAACTGAACTTCGTGTGTTTCGAGTACACCCTATCCCACATTTGGGTCAGTCGCATAGAGGCAATTGCCGCGGACTGTAAATCCGCTCTCTTCGGAGTTCACAGGTTCGAGTCCTGTTTGGCCCACAAAAAATGCCTCCAAAGCATATATGGTGATGTACCTGACTTGTAATCAGGGAAGTTGATTCGAGTTCAACTGGAGGCTCAAGAGTCTTATATAAAAAATGCGGATATAGCACAGTGGTTAGTGTTGGGGTCTTCCAAACCTCAGACGTCAGTTCGAATCTGACTATCCGCTCATTGGCTAATTTATTTTATAAAATAAATTTGTTTTGATTATGGAAAAAAATTGACTTTTATTGTATTTATATGTATATTTGTGACGTAAAAAAGTTTTATAAATAGTGCTTTTGAAATATCTAAGCCACACATAACAAATAAAAATTAATTAATTAAAATGGATTTAAAGTCTGGTATCAGAAATCCCGAACAGTTACGGGTTGCAATTGAGATTGCTAAGTTAAATAATGAATTTTATTCTGATGCTGTATGGGCAATCCATAAGTATAAGTGGTATAATTGGTATCAGAATCTGCACATTAAAGAAAATAGTCTAGAGGATATTGAGAATACTAAAATCTTTAATCAATTAGAAACTGAATATCCGAGTATTCATGTGGATATTGAAAAAAATATTGATTATGAGATTATTAAAGCTAGTGCAAATTAATTTAAGATTTAAAAAGACGTAGAAATACGTCTTTTTTTATTTAGTTGAGATTCAAAAAAAAAAAATATTTGTAAGTTTAAATTTAATTTTGTATATTTGCACTATGACAAACACAATACTACTTGATTTAAATACTGAGAGAGACCCAATGATTCTATTCAGTAAACCTATGGAGCAGGACCCCCCAACTAATAGGGAAGAGATGCATAAGATGATAATTGAAGACATTGCATTTTTATCTGAAGCATTAACGGTTATGATTAAACGTGCTGATGAAAATGGTTATTCCAATAAAGAAGCTCTTATTGAAGCTTCAATAAAAACACTTAATAGTCTTTTAATAGAAAATTAATAATAAAGTTGTAACGATAGAAATTAATTCGTATATTTGCATCGTAATGAGAAAAAGACCTTCAGATACAAATTCAGAAAAACCGAAAGCACCAGTTAAAAAACAAGAAAGTGCTCTTGGTAAGTTACCACCAAAAAAGATGGTCATAACTAAGAATGGTATTGAAGAGGTTGATATTAAATTGGATACAACTAGAAAATCTGACAATAAAAAATACGTAAAGGTTTTAGCTACTGAGACAAGCTTAGTATTCAAGGAAATCGGTGATAGGGTAGCTAAAAAAGAATTAAAGTGGTCGTATTATACGACTGAAAACAATATTGGTGTACATTATTATCAAATATTAAACGATTAAAATGAGTTTAAAGATTAAAATATCTGAAGATTTAAAAACAGCGATGAAAGAAAAGAATACAATCAAATTAGGTATTCTTAGAGTTCTTAAGGCTGAGATTGAAAGAAATGAACAATCCGCTAATGGTAAAATTGAATTACCAGATGGTGACGTTATTAAAATAGTTAAGAAACTAATTGAGGGTATAAAAGAAACTACTAAAGACCAAGTTGAAATTGATGCTTTAGATTTGTATTTACCTAAACAAATGAATGAGGATGAAATAAAGGCCATTATTGCTCTTGTTAAACAATCTGGCATTTCACAGATGGGTGAATTCATGAAGTACTTCAAGGTGTATCATGATGGTGAATATGATGGTAAATTATTAAGTAACCTTGTAAAAGAATCATTATAATGGCATCATTATTACTTATCGAGATTTTCACAATTATATTTATTCATTGGGTATCCGATTTTGTGTTACAAACAGATTGGGAAGCTAAGAATAAAAGCAAAGATGACTTAGCTTTACTGTCACATACATCAAAGTATTCGATGTGCTGGTTTATTCCAATTTTTATTTTATTTACGAAATTTGGACATAATGGTGATGTCTATTATAGGGTTAATATATCGTTCTTTTTTTGTGTTATCACACTTGTATCCCATACCATAACGGATTACTTTACATCGAGACTTAATTCTAAATTATGGGCTAAGGGTCATGTACATAACTTCTTTGTTAGTGTTGGTTGGGACCAAATTTGTCATTACGTACAACTATTTTTAACATATTACTTATTAAAAACAATTTAATGGCAAATTCGCAAATTCACGAAACATTGGATGCAATGTTGGAAAATCCTAAAACTAAGAATTTTTTAGGTCACTTAGTTAAGAATTACTTTCCAACTTCTAACGTTCAGAAAGTCTTGAATCGTCCAACAGGACCATTCAAGTGTGTTTTAACCAAAGAGAATTTATTCTCAGTTCAAGACATCCTTGAAGGTATTCAAACTGAGGAATACAAAAAGGACTTTAATGAGTACTTAACTCGTTTCTTGGATACTAACTTTAGTGGTGAAACACCAATGGGTAAACTAATTGGTGATAAGAAAATGGGGTTCACTGGTAAAGAAACCACAACTTATATGTCTTTCACAGCATTACAAGAGTTTTATAACTGGGTTATAACTAAGTCTTTTGCTGGTGATAAACACATCAATTGGCTTTTAGGTGGTGTTAGAGATAATTTTTATAGCAAACCTAAACAAGTCGTTGAGAAAAAAAGCAACGTATCAACGTATACACTTGGTGAAGTTGATGCATTTAAGAAATTAAAAGCCAAGTTCGAGAATGAAAATTAATATTGACGTTTCAGATGGTAAAAATGTATTTTTTATCAGTGATTTACACTTAGGTCATCGAAATGTTATTAAGTATGATAATCGACCATTTGTTACGGCAAATGGTGAACCAGACTTAGATTTAATGCATGAAACAATTATAAGAAATTGGAATTCTGTGGTTGGTGAATATGATGTTGTTTTTAATCTTGGTGATTTATGTTTCGGTAGTACTCAGTTAGCTAAAGAAGTTGTCTTTAAGTTAAATGGTAGAATCCATTATATAATAGGTAATCATGATAACTACAAGGATATACTTAATTTAAATCGTTTTGATACTGTTAGTGATTTAATTGATTTAAACATATCTGGTGGTAAAGTATCTAAAAATTTACACATGGTACTGTGTCATTATCCAATATACTCTTGGAATCGAGCACACCATAATAGTTATCATCTTCACGGCCATTGCCATGGTAATTTGCATCATGGTGAAAATGCTGATTATTACATCGGCAGAAGGGTTATAGATGTTGGTTGTAATCTTATAAATTATACACCAATATCATATATTGATGCTATAACAAAAATAGAAGAAAATTGGGTTAAAAAATCTAACTAATCATATTAATAATATATAAAAAATGGGAAGAAGTAAACAATTAGAAAAAATAATTAGAGAAATGGGAAAAAACACAAAAGCTGCTAGGGTTTCTAATGAAATCGAAGATTACATTGGTTATGATGAATTAGTACCCGTAATTTCGGATGATGAAATTGAGGAAGATTCTGAGTATCCAACAAATGGTGAGAGTTTTTCAATAACTTTCATTGAATTTGCGATATTTAATGAATATTTTTATGAGATTTATCGTAAAAAATCTGACGCTATAACTGTTAAAAGTTATGGTCACACAGATAGTGTTGGTAGGGTTAGCTTCGGCGCACCGTTCAATGTGACCAATAGTTGGTGGTTCAATGCAAATTTAGCTGATGATACAAATGATTATATCTTCCAAACAAAGATGTTTTTGGATGGTAACCGTACAATCATCACAGAACTTCATGTAAGCCCTAAAAACGGCCTAAGTATGAAGAAATTAACCGAGGTTTATAAGAAAGTTAAAGGACTTGCTTTTAACAACTCTAAGTTCAAGGGTAAGTGTATTGAGGTTAAATTGTATGATGGTAACTTCAAGGGTATTGATATTATCGATATGAGTAAGTACTCAACTAATCTTATACTTAGTGAGACACAAAGAAAATTCATTGACCACTTTATCAGTAGGGTTGCCAGAGGTGGTAACGCAAGATACTTGTTGAATGGTGAACCAGGTACGGGTAAAACTGAAAGCATTCGTGAAGTGGTTCAAAAGTTGATTCCAGATGTAACGTTTATCATACCTAAATTTAGTCAAGCTGAGGACCTTACAGTTATTCTTGAGGCTTGTGAAATATTCGATAAGGGTGTTATCATAATGGATGATATTGACTTGTACTTGGGTTCAAGAGACAGAGGTAGTTATACAAGCCTTTTAGGTCAATTTTTATCATTCTTTGATGGTGTTAAAAAGAGAAAAATCAGTCTTTTGGCATCAACTAATGATAAGGGTCTTGTGGATAAAGCTGCTGAAAGACCAGGTCGTTTCAACATGACCTTAGATTATACATTCCTTACGAGAGAACAAATTGAGGGTGTTTGTAAGATACATCTTCCAGCTGAGTATTGCATTGAAGAAATCTATGATGTTTTAACAAGCAACATTGATGGTAAATCCGCTAAAATAACTGGTGCGTTTATTGCAAACCTTGCTGACAACATAAAGGAAATGTCTGAGGACAGTGATGATTGGAAGTTAGATGATACAATCTCTTTGATTAAAGAATCTTACAAGGGCTTCTACATGAGTCAAACCAATAAGAACGCTTCAATAGGGTTCAAAGTTAATTAAATAAATAAATAAATAAAAAATATCGAGGAAACAATTGCTTTCTTCGATATTTTTTTGTATATTTGCGTATGCCAATTTATAATAAACCAGCCCCAGCTAGACTTAAACGACTTGAAGAATCTGATTATATTACAATAAAAGGTGAGCAAAAAGACATAACTGTTGTAACTAAGCAAGAAACTAGGTCTGTAATTAAGGAGTTAATCGAAAAGGAATGCGGCCCTGCTCTAATCAAGGCTACAAGTAATGTATTATCAACATTTGATACAATGATTGGTAATAATATAAAGCCTGAACTGAATGAGAAATTTGCCGTAATGCAACGAGATGTTGTTGCTTATATTGATTTTAAGATTGATTTATTATCACAAAAGATATGTGATATGTTAACAACTAGGAAGTTTAATGAGGAAGTGGATAAAAAGGTGAAGGAAAAATTAGAAAAATTAAAAATGAGTGGTAGATTTTAAATTATAAAAAATATAGCTGTTTACAGGTCCTACTGAAGTTATTAAAGAAATACTAAAAAAAGAAATATGAGTGTTATAAAATTTGAGTTAAATGATAACCATGTTAAGTTGCTTAGACAACTTAAATGGTCTACTTCTACTGACAATAAGACTATTGTTAGTGTTGAGGATATTAATGAACCGTTGTTGTTCAACGAGAATAACGTTTACGAAGCGGTTGATTTGATATTGAATGGTGCACCAGCTAATTTGGACCCAATGAATACTTTTGATGCGCCAGTATATACCCCAGAGCAAATAGCTGAATGGGATAAGTTATTATCTGAATTACCTATGGCTTTGGATATTATTCTTTATAATGGTAATTTCAATTTGGGTATTTACAAAACTAAATTCCACATAAGAGATTGGAAACTAATAAATTAATAAAAAAATGAAATTTAAAGATTTAACGGAAGAGAATAAAAAGTTACTAAAAGACTCTTACTTCAATAGAGCAAAATTGGGCTTAACTGTTGAAAAATTAGCCTCTAATTTGGGTAGTCAACTAAGTGTATCAGAAAGAACAATACGTAAGTGGTTTTCTGAAAAACTTGATTTAAAAGAAAAAGTTGATATTGAATCTGAGCAATATGAGTTAGCTAAAAAGAAAAAAGCTGATAAAACAAAAAAACGTTTTATTATAACATGGGCCCAAAACAACACGCCAATTCATACTAAGTTTCTTAATAATGTTAAAGCTTATGCTAACCACATCGATGCTGACATTCATGTGATTGCTGGTAGGTATAAAAACCCCACATCTGTATTTTCAGATAAGAATGAAGATGTTTGGGCTGATGAGGTTTTACCATACTTAGATGCTAACAGACATGATATTCACAAGTACTTATCAATTATGTCTGACATAAAGATTCAACCAACCGCTACCAATCCAATGACTGGATTACAAGGTATGTCTGGAATCAATTCTTGTGTGTTTGGTAGTCCTAAAGTGCAAATGGAAATGATACCTGTATTAGAGGGTAAGAAACCTAAAATGATGCTTACCACTGGTTCTTGTACGCTTATGAACTATACCGATTCCAAATCTGGTAAAAAAGGTGAATTTCATCATACAATTGGTTTTGTGGTTGTTGAGATTAAAGATAATGATAATGATACATTCTTTATCAGACAAGTAACCGCACATGATAAAACTGGTTCATTTACTGATTTATTTTATAGGGTTGATAATTGTGAAATTAGTAAAGTTGAATCAATATCAGCTGCTGTTTTAGGTGATTTACACTACGGCCACCATGACCAACAAGTCTTAGATAAAACATTTGAAATGCTAAGCGTTTTAAAACCTAAGCATGTTATTCTACACGATGTCTTCGATGGTGATTCTATAAGTCATCACCAAATGAAAGACCCATTCATTCAATTTGGTAAAGAAGTAAATGGAACTAATTCTCTTGAAAAAGAAATTAATTCAATGATTGAAGGGTTAAAGCCTTTTGAAAAGTATGAGAATGTGGTTATTGTTAGAAGCAATCACGATGACTTCCTTGACCGATGGTTAAAGAATGAAGATTGGAAAAAACAACCAACAAGCAAAAATTCCATATTGTATATGGAATATAGTGCGATGCTTTTAAGACAATACTCTAAAGACCCTAATAATGTTAAGGGTGTAATCCCAGAGATTATTAATAAGTCTTACCCTAAATTTAAAACCCTTGGTCGCCGTGAATCATATACGGTTAACAATTGGGAGTTGGGTCAACACGGCGATGTTGGTGCTAGTGGTTCCAGAGGTTCTTTGCTTCAATTTAGGAAATTAAATACTAAAATTGTTGTTGGTCACTATCATTCCCCAGGTCGTAAAGACGGTGCCTTAGCGGTTGGTACCTCAACAAATCTAAGGGTTGGATATAATTTAGGACCTAGCTCTTGGTTACAATCACACGTATTAATCCATGAAGATGGAAAAGCACAGCATATTAATTTTATTCAAGATAAGGACGGTAATATTGGTTTCACAACTCTAGTTTAGATAAAACACTATTAATATTATCGTTATATTTTATTACAATTACCACCATTAAAGAACTTTATATTACCAAGAGGCGATGAAAAGGTTACTTTGATACATGTTTGTAGGACAATTTCACGCAGAGCAGAAATTGCTTGTATAGAAGCTGAAGCAAACCCAATAATTACAAAGTACCTTAACAGGTTAAGTGATTACTTTTTCGTATTATCAAGGTTTTATTTACATGAGGGTAATATGGATGAAAAAATTTGGAAAAATTAAAATTATGAGTGAAGAATTAATAAGTTACGGAGAGTTTTTAGAAATAGCCAAAAAACTTGATATTAAATACGGTCAGGTAGTATCTGCTGAACGTATTGCAAAAAGTGATAAATTATTAAAATTGGTTGTTATTTTTGGTTCGGAAGAAGCTGACAAAAAAGTTGTTGTTACTAATTTAGGTGAAAATTTTGAACCTTCAGCATTTGAAGGTTTAGTTTTACCATTTGTGATGAACTTAGTACCGTCTAAGATGATGGGTGTTACCAGTGAGGCTATGATTATGGTACCTAAAATTGGTGATGTTATCGAATTAAATAACTATTCATTAGGTTCAAAATTGTTATAAAATGAGAAAAACCGCTGGTATATTTTTGGTAAAGAATGATGGTACTATTTTAGTTGGTCACCCTACAAACCATAAAAATGATTTCTTTAGCATCCCTAAAGGTGGTGTTGACGAAGGTGAAAGATTATTAGATGCTGCAATAAGAGAAACTTATGAAGAATCTAATATTGATGTTTCTGATTATACATTTATTTGGACTTTAAATCCAAGAATGCATAAGAATAATAAAAAGATTTTCTACCCTTATGTTTTACTTGAGAAGGAAAATCAATACGTTTTTGATGAGTTTGAAATTAAATGTAATTCAAATGTTACTATCGATGACTTTGAAATTCCAGAGATGGATTCGTTTAAGTGGTTAACATTCGATGAGGCTAGGACTCATTTAAATCAAACACAAGTTGATTGTATTGATGAGGTTGAAAAATTATTTAACGCATAATGTGGTATATTTATATAGTTGAGTGTGAAAAAGATGGGACACTCTATACTGGTATAACTACAGATGTAAATAGACGCATTTCAGAGCATAACTCTGGCAAGGGGGCTAAATACACTAGAACTAGAACACCAGTCGTTTTAAGAGCCTTATTTGAGGCTAATAATCGAAGCGAAGCTTCAAAAGAAGAATATAGAATTAAAAAACTTACAAAAATTGAAAAATTGAAACTATGCGACATAAAACAATAGACTTAGGTGAATACATAATAGAAATTGATTTTAATCCAGAGAATAATGATTTAGACATAAGCGTATTCGATGCTTTGGGTGAAATAATTGAATCAATGAATATTAGTGACGATGATGATGATGATGATGATGATGATTATGACGATGATGGTGATGATAAATCATTTAGTGGTCCATTAAATATTTCTTTTAATCTTAATTAATTTAAATAAAGTTATATATTTGCAAAATGTTTGATGTATTAAGAACAAGAAAGGGTAAATTGAAAGATAGAATTGAGTCTGAATTGGTTAAATCAAATCCAGATATTGATAATATCTTAGTCTATATTGATGATTACGAAACATCAAACCTTGAAACAATTAAAAAATTAAAAAGAGCTAAGAAATTAGAGCTCAATAAAATAAACGGGGCTCTTAAACAAACAATATTTTTTCATGGCCCTATAACAAAAGAACTAATTAGTTCCGCATCTAAGCGTATATATGGTAGTCTATTGGACTCAGAAAAAGAAAGTGTTATAAAAAGAATAATAAAATGGATAAGAAAGTAATTAAAAAAGTTTTAAGAGAATCAGTGGGTGATAAAATAACGAGATTAGCCGTCTTCGATTTTGACGGAACGTTATTGGATACACCATTACCAACCGATGAAAATAAAGAAATTTATAAGGAAAAAACAGGTGAGGATTGGCCTAGTAAGGGTTGGTGGAGTAGACCAGAAACTCTTAATCAAGATATTTTTGATATTCCAGTTATTAAAGATGTTATTTCTGATTATAAAAAGGAAAAAGCTACACCTAACACTATGGTTATTATGCTAACTGGTAGAATACAAAAATTATCTAGTTATGTTGAAGCTGTTTTGGCATCTAAGGGTCTTAAATTTGATGGTTATTTTTATAACACTGGTGGTAGTACTTTGGATAACAAAATCCATACAATGGAATCCATATTAAAACAACATCCAACAATCAATCAAATAAATTGTTGGGACGATAGGTTAGAACACATTCCACACTTTCAAGCTTGGGGTGATAACCTTAAAGGTGTTGATTTTGAAATAACAATAGTTGAAAGCGGACATCATTAAACCCACACTTGTGGGTTTTTTGTTGTATGTGTGAAAATAAAATAGTATATTTGCGGTATGATTAAAATAAATGATGTGATAGAAGGAAAAATAAGCGTTAACCATAGTGGTTCCGCTTATTTGGTTAGTGAGCAATCACCAAAGGATATTTATGTTCATAAAAACAATATTAATAAAGCATTTCATTTGGATGTTGTTAAGATTAAAATAGTTAATGGTCGTGGTCGTGAACTTGAAGGTGTCGTTACTGAGATAGTTAAAAGATTCAGAGACGAATTTGTTGGTAGTATTCAAATATCAAAAAAACATGCATTCTTTATACCAGATAGTAACAAGATGCCGATAGATTTCTTTATACCTCTAACAAAATTAAAAGGTGCTAAAGATGCTCAAAAAGTTGTTGTTAAATTAACATCTTGGAAAGATAACAGTAAAAACCCTAATGGTGAAGTTATAAAGATTCTAGGTGAAGCTGGTGATAATGAAGTAGAAATTCACTCAATACTCCATGAGTATGATTTACCCTATGACTTTGAACCTGACATTTTGGCTGAAGCTGAGGCGATATCGAGTGAGATAAGACAGTCTGACATAGATGCTCGTAGAGATATGAGGGATGTACTTACTTTTACAATTGACCCAGTAGATGCCAAGGATTTCGATGATGCTTTATCAGTACAATGGGTTAATGGTCAACTTGAAGTTGGTGTTCATATTGCCGATGTATCACATTATTTAAGACCAGATACGGACTTAGATAAAGAAGCTTATCGTAGAGGTACCAGTGTTTACTTAGTTGATAGAGTTGTACCAATGCTTCCAGAAAGGCTTTCTAATGGCTTATGTAGTCTTAGACCACATGAAGAGAAGTTGTGTTTTTCAGCGATATTTACGCTTGACCAAAATGCAACAATTGTAAATGAATGGTTTGGAAGAACAATTATTAATTCTGACCATAGGTTTACATATGAAGGAGCCCAAGAAATAATTGAAGGTAAACCACATTTCTATGAGTCTGATGAACTTGATGTTAATGGTGGATATGTTAAAACGCTTGGTGGTATGATAAAAGATGCGGTATTAGCTCTTGATAAGTATGCTAAAAAGCTTAGAAAGCAAAGACTTGGTGAAGGTTCAATTACTTTCGATAAGCAAGAAATAAGATTCAAATTGGATGAAAACAACAAGCCAGTTGACCTTATATTCAAGATAGCTAAAGACTCAAATCAATTGATTGAAGAATTCATGCTTTTAGCGAATAGAAGGGTTGCTTATTTGTTAAATCACAATGATTACCCAGATATCAATCGTGTGCATGAGGAACCAAGTCAAGAAAAGCTTTTAGCATTAAAGCAATTTATTAAGCAATTTGGTTATGATATTAAGGTAAATACACCTGAGGAAATAACTTTATCACTTAACAAATTACTTGCTAGTGTTAAGGGTAAAGCTGAAGAAAACATAGTTTCTAACCTTGTGGTTAGGTCAATGCAGAAAGCGGCTTATTCTACAAAGAACTTAGGTCATTATGGTCTTGGATTTGAAGATTACGCTCATTTCACCAGTCCAATTAGAAGATATCCAGACGTAATGGTGCACAGACTTCTAGGACGCTATTTAGAGGCTAAAGCAGCCCCTAAATTAGATAAGTTGGAGTCAAGGTGCCAATACTTATCTGAACGTGAAAGAAAGGCTCAAAAAGCTGAAAGAGATAGCATCAAGTATATGCAATGCATATATATGAGTGAAAGAATTGGTAATGTTTATAAAGGACTTATCACTTCGGTTACTGATTATGGTATGTTTATAACAATTTGTGAAAATAATTGTGAGGTATTGGTAAAATTAACATCAATCAATGGAACTTGGTTGGTGGATTTAAAAAAATATCAAATAGTTGAATTTGACACTAAAGAAAAAATAAGATTAGGTGATTATGTTCATGTAGTTATTACTAAAGTTGATGTTGAAAAAAAGAATATTGATGCATCAATTATGCTTCTCTAAACCCTTTAGACAAATTATCATACCACCATAACGGTTGTAAATTGGATAATGCATTTACAATCTTTATATCCGTATTTTTATCGAATGTTGAAACTGGTTTAATATGGTCGATGTGCCATTCACCATAATTATCCCAAGTCATATCTTCAGTAAATAACTTTTCAATATGATTTTTTAACTCTAAAGCTGAATAACCAAGTATATCAACTGTATTTTTCTCTTTCTTTTTATTAAATCTTCTTAATACAGATTTCAATGAACTTCTCCAAGCTCTTATATGTGGATTTTTTAAATCATATTGTTTTTTATATTCAGCAATTTTTTCTTTGTTGTTTTGTCTATATTCTTTTTGGTATTCCAATATATGTGATTTATTTTTTACATAATCTTCTTTTTTTAGCCTCTTAATTATTTCAGGATTTGAATCTCTATAGTTTTTACGATTAGTACTAATAATATTTCGATTAAGCTTATAATATTCTAGATTTGTTTTTTTAATGCTATCAGATTCTTTCAAATATTTAATTTTTGATTTTTCACTTAATCTTTCTTTGTTTTTTTTATAAAAATTTTGTTTATCGATACTTATACAATTTTTACAAATTTTTTTATAACCATCAATAAAATTTTTATTTTTGTGAAATTCACAAAAATCTTTTTTTTTATTACATTTTACACATTTTTTCATAATTACTTTTATTATAAATATCACCTAAAATGAAAAAGTTCGGTGTTTTTATTGAAATTATTTGTGAAAACCATTTTTTTATGGTATATTTGTTGAAGTATCAGAAAATAAATCTGAAGGTTTAATTAAACTAACAGATATTTCTGGTGATACTTATAGTGTCGATATGAAGAATTATTGTGTTAGAGGTTTTAACACTGGTCGAGTATTAAGACTTGGGGATGAGGTTTTTATTAGTGTTGTAAGTGTTGACATTGAGAAAAAAAATATTAACTTTGCACTTATAAATTAAAGATTATGATAGATTTTAAAACGAACATTTTAGTTTGTGATTGCAACAGTGCTGAACATCAATTATTAGTTAGATACTTTGAAGATGATACTGATGGTGAAGTGTATGTTGAAACACACTTAACAAAAAAGCCACTTTTAGAAAGGCTAATTTACGGTATCAAGTATATCTTCGGTTATCAATCAAGATTTGGTGCTTTTGATGAGGTTGTATTAGGTCCTCAGCACATAAACAGCTTACAATCTGTAATTGACCATTTAAAGAAAATTGAGGGTGAGAAATTACAAACCGATATGTTTAATGACAGATGAGATTCTAATAAATAATTTTTTAACCAGACATTATGATGTAATCATTAATAATGGTGAATTTTGTTTTCGGGATAAGTCATCAAAACAAACCCTTAAAATCGGTGAGCTTTCAATAGTATTTTCTAAAATTTTCAGTTATGATAAAACTGATGATTTAAAAAAACCGATGGAGATTGCTAAACTTTGGTTAGAAAGCAAGAGAATTGAATTAACTAAAATTATTAACGGTTATTTAGCCGATTATAAAGTTATATTAAATAAATCTGATTGGGAAGTTAGAGATAAAGAAAATAATTTAGTAACAAATGAAACAATAATGAAATTAGCTACTAACGGTTCTATTGGTATGTTTTACGTATCAATATTTGAAGAATGGTTAGATAATGAAATACTTATTGTTTCGTTAAAATTAATGGATGAATATGATTAAACTTATTTTTATAAGCGATACTCATGGTAAGCATCGTGATTTAGATAATGATTTAAAGGCCTTAGGTTATGATAATGAAACAATTATTATACATGCTGGTGACTGCACTAATACTGGTAAATCATATGAGTTGGTAAACTTTTTGGGTTGGTTTGGTGATTTACCTTATAAACATAAGGTTTTTATTGCTGGTAACCATGATTTTTGTTTTGAGTCGAGTACTTCAAGTCCAAATGTATATCCTAACATTTCACAAGAATTTAAAGATAAGGGTATTACATATCTAATGGATGAAATGGTTGAAATTGAAGGTTTAAAAATATATGGTAGTCCTTGGCAACCAGAATTTTATGATTGGGCGTTTAATGTAAAGCGTGGTGAAGCCATTGCGCAAAAATGGGTTAAAATACCAGAGGATTTAGATGTGCTTATTACGCATGGTGGTCCATATGGTATTTTAGATTATACCTATACTGGAGTTAGGGTTGGTTGTGAAGAACTTTATAAAAAAGTGATGAAGGTTCGTCCAAAGATACATGCATTCGGACACATACATTATGCTTATGGTTATAAAGAATTTGATGGAATGTCATTCATTAATGCTGCTAGTTTAGGTGAAAATTATGAATATCAAAACAAACCAATAATGTTAATATTAGATGATGATAAAAATATAATTGATATAAAAGTAAATTAATTTGATTTTTAATCAAATTATTTTGTATATTTGCACATCAATTTAATTATTATGAACATTATTAACAAGAAAAAGGACGCATATTTTGAGTATGAAATACTTGATAAATTTACTGCTGGTATCGTTTTAATGGGTACTGAGGTAAAGTCAATCAGAGAATCTAAAGTTTCAATCTCTGAAGCTTATTGTACAATTATTAACGGTGAAATTTTTATACTGGGTATGCACATTTCTGATTATAAGAAAATAAAGCATACCAATCATGCACCATTACGCAATCGTAAACTTCTTTTGAATAGAAAGGAAATTGATAAATTATCCAAATCAATCAAAGAAAAGGGTTTAACAATTGTTCCATTATGTGTTTTTATATCTGATACTGGGTTAATTAAGATTGAAATCGGTTTAGGTAGAGGTAAAAAAGTCTACGATAAAAGAAACAGTATAAAAGAAAAAGACCAAAAAAGAAGTTTGGAACGAAATTATTAAAATAAATTTGGTTAATAACTTTTTTACCCTTACATTTGCATAAAATTTATAATAACTATGAAAGTATTTAGAATACAAGACAAGATTACGTCTAGAGAAACTGGTACATTTAAGCAATACTTAAATGACATTGCAAACATTAAGCCATTTACACCTTCTGAAGAAGAAGCATGCGCAAAAATGGCTGCTATGGGTGATAAAGCGGCTATTGACGAGTTGGTAACACGTAATTTAAGATTTGTAGTAACAGTTGCTAAGCAATACGAAACATCAACCATAAGCCTAGAGGATTTGGTTAATGAGGGTAATATTGGATTAATACTTGCCGCTGAGAAGTATAATTTAACCATGGGCTTTAAGTTTATCACTTACGGTGTATTCTGGATTAGAAAACTAATCTTGGAATATCTATCCAATCATAGCAAATTAATCAGGCTACCAACCAATAAAATTTCTAACATTAGCAAATTAACACAAAAGGTTAATGCGTTAGAACAAAGCCTAGGTCGTGAGGTTGATATTACTGAAGTAAACTATGCTTCTGATTCAGACCTATCTGATGAAGATATTTTAGAACTTCAAAGAATATCAAATATTAGTTTTGAATCATTTGATTCACCATTAGATGGTGATGAAGTTGGTTCTCGTTATGATTTTATTGCTAATACTAACGAAAAAACAACTGACCACATTGTGCTTGATACAGACTTAAAGAATCAAATTAATGATATATTAAATATTCTTAAGCCTAGGGATAAAAAGGTTATGATTTCTTTGTTTGGTTTAGATGGTTCAAATCCATTAACCCTAAAAGAAGTTAGTGAAGATGTTGGGTTAACTAGTGAGATGGTTAGAAAAATTAAGGAAAGCAGTCTTGTTAAACTTAGAAATAAGTTTACGTTATAGGGTTATGTACACAATATTTCTTTATGTCTCGATTAACCTTAGAACATAATGGTTGTAAATTAGAATAGTGGTTTAATCGAAGTAATTCAATTTCATTAATCGCTGAGTCTAAGGGTATTATATGGTCAATATCCCAACCATAATTTAATTCACCATTATATAACCCACGATTATTCCAATTCATCCATGGTTCAAATTTTGATTCTAAATATAATTTAAAATCATCGTAAGAGCATCCAAGTATTTTTTCTGTTTTTGATAATTTTTTAAAATTATTATGTCTTAATGAGTTTCCGATTAAATTTCTTATATTAGTTTTTAATTTGAATAAGGTATCATTATTACGTTTTACCTTATAATATTCGTTAAGTTTATTTTTATTTTCCTTAGCCCATTTTTTTGAGCTATCTAAGATTTTATCTTTATTTGTTTCGTAATACGCTTTTTTACTTTCTTTAATTTTATCTCGATTGTTCTCTAAGTATTTTCTTCTTTTTTCTTTATTAGCTGCTTGATATGCTTTATCATAAATTCGTTTAGCCTCTTTTTTTTCCTCTAATGTTAATTCTTTTTTCATAATATTCCTTTATTATAAATATTATGAAATGTACGAAAAAATAAAATATTTATTGTTTTGTACACAATTGTGTACATAACCCCTTATTTTTTATTTTTTTTTATCTATCGCTGATATTTATTAATAAAGATATTTTATGGATAAAAAGGAAATTAAAATAAAATTAAAAGAAGGTATTACCGCATATTTACAATTGGTCGAAGCTAATAAGAAATCTGAAAAATCAGAGAAAAAAGAAAAATCTGATAATAAGGATGGTCCTCAAAAAGGAACCAAAAGTAAATCTGGTAAAAAAGAATACGCTGACGTACAAAGGTCATTTAAAAAACTAGGTGGACCTAGCATGGTTGACATCATGATTATGACTGGTATTCCAGATGACGACAAAGGTACTAACCGTTCCTTATTTAGAAAGAAAGTCTTACAAAAAAAGAACAAAGATACTGGTTCATACTATCAGTTTGATGATGAAGAACTAGCAAAGGTTAGGGCAGCAATAGATTCTCAATAAGCACAAGAAACCTTGAAACTTATAGACATACAAATAAAATCCTCACAAATTGTGGGGATTTTTCATTTTAACCTGCGAATATACGAAAAATACTTTAAATAAAAAAACCCCATTTCTGAGGTTTTAAATTTATTCGGTTGGTTTAGTTGTAGTATCTGTTGTAGTATCGGTTTGTGTATCTGGTTTTGTAGTATCTGGAGCATTTTTAGTTAAGCCCTTTATACTAAATTTATCAACTGTATCGGCACCAATACCCACTATTGCTAATAAAAGAACAGCATTAACAATAACATCTTCTAATTTTAGGTCTGATTTATAACAATTTATAAATAAAATAATACAAAGTGTTAAAGCGCAAATTAAACCAACAACTGGTTTAATTGAAGTTGAACCTCTTTCGTCACGAAATAAATCCTGCAACCAAGATATAAAACCCATTTTTTCTTTCATATAACTAATTTAATAATAAATATCAAAGTATTTAAAAAAAACTTTTGGTAATTTGAAAACTATTCGTATATTTTATATTATATCACGTTTAACCCACCTATTAACATAACTACATAACGGCTTGAGGTTTGTATAATGGTTTAATTTAACCACATCCTCTTCTGTTATAGCAGTTGTTACAGGAATGATATGGTCAATATCCCATGTCTTATTCGGTTCAAATAAACCGTCTTTAGGGTTACCGTAATTATCCCAATTCATCCATGATTCCCATTGAGATTCTAAGTGAAGTTTAAATTCATCAAATGAACATCCAAGTATTTTTTCTGATTTAAGTGATTTTTTAAAGCCTTTATTTTTAATTGACGAGCGAATTAATTGCCTAATATTAGTTTTTATTCGGAAGAGTGGTTCTGTTTGTTTACGTTCCCTATTTCTAGCATTACGTTTATCCTTATCACCCTTAAATTTTTCTTTATTAGCCTGATAATACGTTTTATTGTAAGCGGCTCTTTCTTCGGGTGTTTTTGATTTTTTTACTTTAGGTAATTTATTTAATTTAACTAAACTACGTTGTTCTTTTAATCTTTGATTACGTTTTATTTTATTTTCTTCTTTACTGCTATATATTTTATTTATGCTCGATATTTTAGATTTATTAACTTCTCGATATTCCTTGGCTTTTTTTGTTATCTTTTCTTTATTAGCCTCACGGTAATTTTTTTGTAATTCAATTAATTTAACTTTGTTAGCTTCACACCAAGCTTTTCGTTGTTCAGCTATTTTTTCTTTATTAGCTTTACGCCATTGTTTTTGCTGTTCAGCTAATTTTTCTTTGTTAGCTTCACGCCAAGCTTTTCGTTGTTCAGCTATTTTTTCTTGTTTTGTCATAAAATAAATTTGTTTGTTTCGTTATTAAGTATTACATTTGCACTCTATTAATAAATATCACGAAAAAATAAAAAAGTTATCTAAAACAAATTTTATGTTAGAGGAATTAGTAAAAAAAGAACTTGAGTTTGACTTAATCAAAGTTTTAAATGTGATTGAAAGTGATGAAGACCTTGATGAAATATTTAGGGATGGTAGATTTACCACACCATATAATATGCTATATACTATGGCATCACAAAATGCTTTACCTGAGGAAATGCTTGAAAGAGCAACTGGTATCTTTGAACACATAATACTTAAAAATCAAAAGCCTAAAATGGCTTATTGTAAATTTTTAAGAGAAAAAACAAAAACTGAAGTTTTAGATACGGCTGTTATCAACGAACCATTAGTTGAATCCGTAGAAACAACACCAGAAGAGACTTCAGAAGAAGAAGAAGACAAATCTAAATACAAGTTACCAAAGCATTATGGTAAAGAGCGTATCTTAAAGGACATTGAAGAAAACAATGGTAAAACTGAGTTAGATACTGCGATGCTTGCTTTGAATGACTTTAGAAACATCTATGCAAAATTAAAGAATCGTTGCATTAAGGATAAACTTAGAGGTACAAGTATTCTAACTCAAGCTGATTGCAGGGATATTGTTGCTGTTCTTAGAATAGTTGAAAACAAATTGGGTCACATCGCAAAAAAATAAATATGGAATTAGTCAAGGAATTATTCGATGTTTTTAGTCGTATCAGTGCTGAAACAAAAGTTAAAACAGCTGAGCATTCGGCGATTGATTCAGAACTTAGTCAATGTTATCACAAGATTGAAGGTATGAAATTAGACCATGTTGCTAAGTCACATAATGCCATCAAGGAACTACAAGATGTGCTTAGAAGACGTAGACGGATAAAACACGAAGCATCGACATTACAGATAATGCATACTAATCTAGCACCATCAATGCAAAATCTTAGTGATAAACTAAAAGCATCTAAAGCTAAGCAGGAAAAGCTGTTAACGGACCTAGAAAAAAATTCCTATTAAAATTGTGAATATTCAAGTATTTTACATATATTTGCATTAAATTTATAATTATGAAAGAAAATAAAGGTTTAGAGTTAGCAGAAAAATTAACGGATTATGTTAATACGTTTTCAATGAGTGAAAAGACTAAGGACTTCATCGAGGGTTTTAATCGTCAACACAGAACACTTCAACAATCTTCATTTAGATTGATACTCTCCTTGATTGAGAATATCGCCAGTGATGATTTTCGTGTTGATGGTCGTAATGAGGCTAGTAAAAAAGTTGCGAAGATGCTTCTAAGCGGTTTTCAAGCGGAATATCATAAGGAGCTTATAGCTACTGGCATTTCTGAGGAAGCTGCCAAGAAGTACATCGGTCCAGATTTCAAACCAAGTAAACACTTACCATTCATATGATAACAGTTATTTTAGTATTCATGTTTTCACATATAACCTATGCTGAAACACTTAATGATAAATCACTTATCCCTAAAATCTTAAGGGGTAAATAAAACTTATAGTATGCTAATAAAAGAAAAAAAAGTCACTGAAGATGATTTTTATGATAAGTATCGACCTATCAAAAATCACTTAGACCCTGATGCTGGTTGGGATGGGTGTTTATATGAGACATTTTCGGATGAATTGGAATATTGTTTTGAGTTATCTAAAAAAGAAAATAGAGTATGGACAATACTTGAATGTGATGATATTGAACATGAGGCCGATGATGAATTAGATGATATTTTTGATGAAAATCAAGATGATGATTATGAACCAACGTGTTTTGTTATTGTCTCTGGATTTCATTATGTTAATCGTATTGGATTCTTTGTTACTGAAATACCTTATGAAGATAATGAAGATATTTATATTAAATTAACATAATGAAAAATACACTCATTGGTTGTATATATGGTCTCATCGCTCAATTCCTAACATTTATTCAACTACAAGGTAACGTAAAATATCATCTATATGAGAAATACCCATTTTGGACGTTAGCTTTAAGTATACCAATAAGCTGGTTATATATTCAATCAGTCGATTACTTAGTTAAGAGCTTTAATGGTGAGATTTTTCCTAGTCGCTTTATTGGTTTTAGTATAGGTATGATTGTTTTCACTTCGATGGCGTTAATATTATTTAAAGAACCAATTACATTAAAGACATTTATTTGTATGGTTTTATCATTTGGAATATTTGCAATTCAACTTTTTATTAAATAAATTTTCTATAACCAAAGGATTAATCATTCCAGAGGATATGATGAGAACAATCATCACATATGATTATAGAAATAAAATGGATGTTGTATCTGGTGAAAGAATCCGTGATGAATTGTATAAGTGTTTAAAATATAACACAATTGATACATTAGATTACTTGGGTGATTTCCCTAAATTGAGAAACTATATATTCACAAGGGTTAAAGCAGATAACAATCCATTATGGCTTGAACCAACATTTAAATTATAATATGGGAAAGATGTTAGATGATTTAAAAAAGAAATTGGAACATCCAGAAGTGATAGAACGAATGAAAAAACATTATAAAGATATTCAGGATAAAAAAGAAAGGAATATTAAACGTGCTCGTTTATTCTTTAATGATGAAAAATCATTTGAAACTTTCTTATTAAAATTAATTGATAAACATGACCAAAGATGGGAAGATGTTTGTTATAATAATGGTTATCAACCACATCCTTGGAATTTGATGTATGGAGTATTGTATATCGTACAACGTGGTGGGGATGAGGTTATGCCAGTTGATGATTTAACAAGGAACTTTTCAAGTTTATTAATGAAGTATAATGATTTTACATTTGCTTGGACATTTGGTCAGGGAACTTGTATTTCAATATTTGATAAAAATAATGAATTAATTTATAGAACATAAGTAAACAAATTAGTAAAGAACCTTGGAATACTACATATTTTTCACTTTTTTAATATATTCTTAAACAATATAAAATTTTAAAAAATAACATTAGAATGTCCTAAGCTTTTAATTTTTTAATTAATTCATTAGTTAATGTTATTGATATTATTTTTTTCATATCTTTATTATAATAAAAATATTTTGCAAAGTCAATTAAATTATTTATCTTTGTTTAAATTTAAAATTATGAATAGAATTGGGTATTGTTGTATTTCACTTGGGATAAACATAAACCGTAGTAAAAAAAATCATATTACAGTTAATCGTGGTATGGTTAAGAAAACATTTATCGAAAAAGGAATTAAATATGCATCAGAATTGGCATACTTAAACTTATGTGATTTACTGGAAATTTTAAAATACAACGTAAGAAAAAATATATATGTTTATCGGTTATCTAGTGACCTATTTCCTTGGATGTCAGAATACCAATTACAAGATTTACCGAATATCAAATCAATCAAGAGTAAGTTGATAGAAATCGGTAATTTTATTAAAAAATATGATATTAGAACAGGGGCGCACCCAGGCCCGTTTAACGTTTTAGCAAGTGAAAATCAATCAGTTGTTACTAAGACAATATTTGAATTGAATCAACATGCTGAACTTATGGACTTGATGGGACTGGATAAATCACACTATTACCCTATCAATATTCATATCAATACAACTAAGCCAACTAGAGAATTGGCAGCTGCGCGTTTCGTTGAGAATTTTAAGCTTTTGTCTGATTCATGTAAGGCTAGGCTTACTGTTGAGAATGATGATAGTCCTAATCAGTATTCAGTTAAAATACTACATGACTTAGTGCATGTTCAAACTGGCATACCGATTGTATTTGACCAACATCATTTCAATTATGGTCAACAGGACCAAACTATGGAAGATGCGTTAAAATTAGCACATTCTACTTGGACTGTGAAGCCATTGACACACATGAGTTCTTCTAAGACCTTAGAGGATTCTAAGGGTGTAGCAACAGCACACGCTGATTACATATATGAAAAAATCCAAACTTTTGGTTTGGATTTTGATATTGAGATTGAGGCTAAAGCTAAAGACTTAGCCGTATTGAAATACATCAATGAGTTTACTTCAAAGTTAGAAGATACTTTAGTTGATTAACACTTAATTTTTGATTCTACCGTGAACCCATCCATTTTGTATATAGTTTTCTAATTGAGACACATTAATTTTTTTGAATATATTAAGTGATAAGTTAGAGACCCATCTAAATTGTTTTGCTTGATTAGCTATATTTTTTTTATGTATGTCTGTTTTACTTTTACCCTTTAACCCTTCACTAATTTTATCTGACCAATCTATTTTTCTACCTTTATTCGCCTTTGTTATTTTATTTTTGGTTTCTTCTGAAACTATTTTTCCAATATGCGATTTAGAAATTTTAGCTTTGGTTTCTTCACTTAATTTATTATTCCCATTATTTATCCTAGTCTCAGCTGCACGTTTAAACTTGTCTCTATCAATAACATTAATTTTTTTACCTGTTTTTGTTTTTGAAATTTTTTTATATATTTCGCTTTTTTCTTCATCTGTTTTTTTAGCTTTTGTTTTTAAAATTTTTTCGTATATCTTACTTTTTTCTTCTTTTGTTTTTCCTGCCATTGAATTTCCACCATCACCACCTGTATGGATATTGTAAAAGTCATCCGATTCAACGGCTGAGTAGATTTTAATAAAATATTTTTCTTTTTCGTTTAAATCGTTAATATTAGTACACGTCTCAAGAATTTCTTTTTTAAAATTTTCTTTTCCGTATTTTTTGATAGCTTTTTTAAGTAAAACCCCAGAACCTAAATATTCTGGGTTATTTTTACTGTCTTTTCCAATATATTTTTTATTATTTAATAGATTCGTTGTTAAGTATATTATCATTTTTGTTTATTTTAGTTATTTCATCACTTATAAAATTTCTAATTTTTTGGCTCATATTTATTGAGTGTTTTTCACAAATCTTTCGATATTCATTATACATCGATTCATTAATTTTAATTAATATTGTTTTATTTTTTTTCATGGTATATATCTTTATATATAAATATATATTAAAAACAAAAAAGACACATAATTTATGTGTCTTAAAAAAAATAATTTCATTAAACCTTTATTTTAATGATAAAAGATAACGCAACTTATTTACACTACCTAAAATTTCATCACGGATATTAAGAAGGTCAGAATCTTCTTCTGGTGAAAGTTGATTATTTAAATCAATTAAGAAATCTATTATTGTTTTTATAAATATATTTATATCTAAGTCTTTTAGATTAAATAAATCAATAGTTGCTTTCTCACCAGAGAACTCAAAACGACCTTTTTTACCCATACTAACTTCAACAAATTCATCAATATTCTCACCTAAGCTCTTATAGATTTTATCGTATGTTTTGTGTCTGGAATATGTTATTGTTTGCCAATGATAAATTTTAAATTGATTTTGAATTTGCATCAGCATTAACACTATATCTTCTTTCATAATAGAACTTTATTTATAAATATTCGAATTTTTAATAAAAAATAACGTATATTTGCGTTTAAATAATAAGATATGGATTATAACTTAAAAGAAGATAACGTTACAGTAAAATCATCAACGGTGATTAAATTATCTGAGTACTTAACATTAACAACTAAAGATGAAACTTTTGATTTAAGGGTTGATATTTTGGCTGATTTTGAAAATATACCCATAAAATATCATGAGGTGTTTTTAAACATGCTCACAGCAAAGTACTTGAATAAGGTATCCTTTAGTGATAACCCATTCAGTGTTTGTCAATTAAATAAAAAAAGAAAATGGTGGAACTTTTTTAGAAAATTCCCAAAAAAATAAAATTATTTTTCACAATTAAAATATAAAAAATGCCTTCAGAAAAAAGTTTAAAATTGACCGCAAGTATAATATCTATACTATTATTAGTTTATTTGGTTTTCTTTCACATTGGTTTATTGTTGGTGATTATTGGGATTTCATTTCTTATAGTTATCGGAGTTTTACTCTTATTGAAAAAATTTAAAAACTTATTAGGTGATGGAGATTAATAACGAATTATTTGAGAAAGCCCTTATATTTGCAGCGAAAAAGCATAAGGGTCAAAAAAGATTTGCAAGTTTAAAATAAAAGTTGTATATTTGCATTTCTTATGGTGAGGTAGCTCAGTAGTAGAGCACAATTTTGAAAAGATTGGTGTCGGTAGTGCGAATCTGCCCCTCACCACACGATATCGGGATATTCCGAAAAAGTCACGTCAATATTGACACGTAATTAAATACTTAATTTTATGAGTTTAAAAGATTTGTTCATTGTTAATGATGAAAACGCATCAAAACAAGCTGAACCTAAACAAGCAACATCGTTTCCAACTAGTGCGCCAGTTACAAGTTTTCCAACATCTGCACCAGCTTTCACACCGCAAGTTAAAGATGAACATCTAAACAAATTTGTTGAGCAGTATCAATCAACTTTTGATGCCCTTAACCAAGCTGGATATGATTTTTATGAATTTTTCAATGCCATCATTAAGACAAATGGTGTAGATAATCTACAAATGTATCAAATGGCTTTAAGTATGGCTACAGCCATGGATGCCAGTATTACTAAGGAAAAATTGGTATCTCAAGCGGATTATTACCTTAATGAACTTAATAAAGTTTATAATCAGTATGTTAGTGATGGGAACACCAAAAAATCTAATTTGGTTAATCAGAAAGAGTCTGAAAAACAATCATTAACAAATGACTTAGCCTCACTTAATCAACAATTGTTATCTATTCAATCTCAAATTAGTGAGAAACAATCAGCTTTATCTAGCATTGAGGATAAATACTCACCACTTATTGCTGAAGTTGGTAGTAAGTTACTGGCTAATGATTCAGCAAAAAATGACCTTGTAAATAAGATTTCTAAGGTAAAAAATAATCTTTCACAAATTTAATTTGTTAGTTTAAAATAACTATCGTATCTTTGCGCAAATAAAAGTAAATAACATGCAAACACAAACTACAACAGCGACATCAACGCTACAGGCAAATTTGATGCAATTGCCGATTCTTCAACACTTTGATTCAAATCAACTTGTTACTAGTGTGGATTCTTATCGTAAGGGTGAAAAGCCAATCAGTGGAATTTTAAAGCTATTGGCCCTTTTAGGTATTGGTTATGGCTTGTATCTAGCTATTACAACGATAATCCCACAATTCGTATTGGCTTTAGGTGTAATAGCCTATTATGGTACCATTGGTGCTGCAATTCTTTTTGGTATTGTTTTAACCCCTTGGATTTTTGGTAAAATGAGACAGCTAAGCAAATTCTTAGCTAAGAACCTTATTCAAAGTGACCCATTTGGTGAATTAGCTACTCAAAAGCAAAAGATGATTCAAAACCAACAAGTGTTTAGAATTTCTAAGTCTAAAATTGATGCTCTTAAGAATGATATGCAGGTTGAAGCTAAGAAATCTGAGGATGATGCTAATAAACTTCAATCACAAGTTGTTAGTTTACAAGCTAAATGTTCAGCTCTTAAGACTAAACTAGATGATATGGTCAAGACTGGTGGTGCTGAGGCTAGAAATTCTGATGAATATGTAAATGGTCAATCTGATTTGATGAAAATGCTTGCTGACAGCCAACGTATGTCAAATAAACTTACCCAAAGCAAAGACTTTATTCAAAAGTATGGTACTCGTGCTGCGGTTATGAAGAAAATGGGTCAAAAATTAGTGATGGTTGAAGCTAGTATGGACATCAAAATAGCTGATTTCGATGCCACTGTTGAAATGCTTAAAAAGGATTATGATTTTGCTCAAAAATCTCGTGCTGCTACTGATGCTGCTAAATCCGCTATGCTATTCGATAAATCTTGGGAATTGGATTATGCGTTGGATGTTGTTACAGCTACAATCGCTTCTGATATTGCCATTACAAGTGGTAACCTTAGAGACATCGATAATCTTACAAGTAAGTATTCAATGGATTCTGACGAGTTGTACGCTAACCTTAACACTTTAGCTGATAATATCAAGGCTGGAAAAGACGATGTGCCAAGTGCTAAGCAATACAATAACGCTGATTATCAGTTCAGTGCTAGTGATAAACTTGGTTCTCAAGGTTTAACTGATATGTTCTAAAAAAAAGTTGTAAAATATTTGGTGGAATGAAAGTTCCACCATATATTTGCATCATAAAAATAAAAAAATGACAAAAGAAACAGTTGAAGTTAGTGTTGAATTTATTAAGCAAGCTTTTAAGGCTGCTTGTGATGGTTGGAAAGAAAAATTGCTCAATGAATTTCCAGATTTGGATTTATATGGTGGTCCTAAAAAGGGTGATTTACGTAAAGCTACAACTAGCTCATTAGTAGTCTATGTAACTAGAAATTCATTTGGTAATAGTTTTTCTGGTATTGTGGTAATTCCTGATGAGGAAAATAACTACCCAATTGGATATGTGAGTAAAGAATGGAGTGCGTCTAAATCCCAAATTTATGATGGTAAACCAATAGATGTCGCAGGAATTTTGGGGATTAAATAAAAAAAATTTGGTGGATTAAAATATTCACCATATATTTGCATCATTAATAAATATCGGGATATTCCGAAAAAGTCGTTAAAAAAAAGTAAAAAATGGGTAGTATTTTGAAAGTCAAGAATTTGACAACATTAGCAGAAGGTGTAATCGTATTCGTAGGATTGGCCGTAATTTTAACAGGTGTTTATTTCTTTGCGCCAGGTCTTCGAGTTTCGGGGTCAAAAGTCCTAAGTGGATTAAAGATTGGAAGTGAAAACATCGACAACGCTGGGGTAGCGGAGAAGATTAGTTTACCTTCAAAAGATGTATCAACAAAAGTAACAAGCAAGCCACTTAAGCGTATTGCTGAGTATGGTTGGAACGCAAACGCTGGTATGATTGTAGCAAATGGTGGTCCTCGTACAACTAAGGGTTCTATTTTAGAAGGTCTTGGTGAAAATATCGAAATCGTTAAGATTGACGGTGTATCAGATTTGCGTAACATGCAAGTAAGCTTTGTAGAAGAACTTAATTCAGGTAACGAAAATCCAGTAGGTGAAAAATCAGCGTTTGCTGTATCTATTATGGGTGATGGTGCCGTATTTTATGCAACCACACTTCAAGCAGAATTGGATAATAAATTTGGTAATGGTAAGTATCATGCACAAATAATTGGTGGTTATGGTTTATCATTTGGTGAGGATAAAGTTATCGGTCCAAGAATTTGGAAGGATAATCCTAAATCAATGGAAGGTGCTGTACTTAGTTCTGTAATCGGTGACGGTGACTGGGTTATTGCAATTAACTATTGCTTCGCAAACGGTTTAAAGGTTAATACAGATGCAACAACTTACGATGCACACGCCGTAAACTTTTTACCTAGTGAAAATGATGATTACATTAATTCTGTTAAGGAACTTATTAAATCTCAAAAAAGTGGTTATACCGTATCATTGAAAGAAGTAGTTGATGGCAAATTGACAGGTAAAACTGTAAATAGAAAAATTGACGGTGCTACTACATGGACCCCAGGTGACAAATTGGCATTCGAGAGTCTTTCTGGATTCACTGATGTAGTTTCTACTAGAGATTTCAATAACCAAATGTGTGCTGTAATGGTAACCATTAAGGAATATGCGCTTAAGCATGACAAAGAAGTGTCGAACATACTTAAAGCGGCATATGAAGGTGGTAATCAAATCAAGACAAGTGATGAATGGTTACATGCGGCTTCTGATGCGGTAGCTAAGACATACAACTTTGAAAATGGTAAGTACTGGTACGACATGTTTAAGGGTCAAAAAGGTACTAAAGAAGGTCTTGATTATAGTGTTGGTGGTAGTAAGGTGTTTAACTATGCTGATGCTTTGCAATACTTTGGTATCTCTGATGGTGTTAATCGTTATAAATCAGTATATGACCAAATCTCTAAATACTTAGTTGAGTTAAATCCATGTGATTTCAATAAGACATGTAAATCTGGTCCATTAGCTTATGATGATGCTGTTAATTTGTACTTCTTGAAGTCTATTAATGATGTTCATACAGGTAAAAAGGATAGTGTTAGTTATGCTGAAAATAAGACAACTGTAATGGCTGATGGTAACTGGAAGATAAACTTTGCAACTGGTAGTTCAACTATTAGTGAATCATCTTCAAAGGACTTAGAAACAATTTACAACTTATTAATTCAAGCTGAAAATACTAAACTTAAGATTATTGGCCACACCGATAATGTAGGAAATCCAGATGCTAATTTGACATTGTCTAAGGGTCGTGCAAATTCAGTAGCACAATACTTGAAAGATAAAGGGGTTCCATCTGAAAGGTTCCAATTAGTGGATGGTGCTGGTGATACACAACCTGTAGCTGATAATAGCACCGCTGCTGGTAAAAGTAAGAATCGCAGGACTGAAATTCAATTATTAAAATAATTTAATCAGTTAATAAGTTAAAAAATAAGGTTAACCTTTAAAGGTTAACCTTATTTCTTTTTATATGTCTATTGTAATAACTACACAGTGGTTGAAGATTACTATAATACCATAGTCTAATAAGTGTCTCTTCATCCTCAGCTAAACTTGTTGGAATTATATGGTCAATATCCCAACCATAATTTAATTCACCATTGTATAGGCCATAGTTATCCCAATTCATCCATGATTCCCATTTAGATTCAATAAATAATTTAAATTGTTCACTTGAACATCCTAATATATCTATAGTTCTATTTTTCTTACTGAAATTATTGGTCTTAAATATTTTTTTTAAATTTGTTCTAATGTTTTCTTTTAATGCGAAAAATCTATCTGAATGATATTTCTTTTTTCTTTTGATTGTTTCATTCTTATTAATTTTTTCTTTATTTTGTTTATAATATGTTTTACGTTTCTCTTTAATAATTTCCGAATTTTCTATATAATAAACTTTACGCTTCTGGCTAATAGTCTTTTTATTTTCAATATACCTTTTTTTTCTGTATTTGCTTATTTTTTCATCGTTTAAAATCGCTGTTTTTTTACTTCGTTCTATTGAGCATATTTTACAATCATTACGCCTACCATCAACAGCATCAAGTCTTTTATAAAAGTCGGTTAATGGTTTTTCAGTACCACATTTATTACATATTTTTGTTTCCATAATTAAAATATTTTATCTATAGTCTTATTTTTTAATAAATCATCATAAATTAATTTCTCAATATATGCAGATTTATTTGGTTTAATTTTACCAATTAAGGTATCTAGTTCACGGTTTAATGTTACAGTAACCCGTACTTTTTTTTCTTCAGTTTTTAATTTTTTTCTCATACTAATAAATATCTTGAAATAATAAAAAGTATGAATTTTTATTTGTATCATTAAAATAATTTTCGTACATTTACATAAACACCTTATTTATAAGTAGTCGAAATTACTCTATTAAAGTAATTCACTTAAGTATAAAATTTAAAGGAGACTGTAATGGTCTCCTTTTTTTTTAACAAAAATAAATTTGTTGGTATCAAATTAAGTTATATATTTGCATTAAATTAAAAAATATGGAATTTACATTCGCAAACAACAGTCAGACATCAGTTTCTGTTTTTACAGTAGATGCACATTTACCGTTTTGTTTTTCAGTTAAGCAACAAACCAAAACAAAACGTGGTACTAGAATAAATACAGCTTATTGTGGCTTAGATAAAGAAGCTGCGATAAAATTTGCTAACAAGATTCTAGAATTAGCAAAAGAAATTAAATAATCAGTAAAAAAAGTAATAATGAATAAAGTATTTAAGCCATTTGAGTTTATATCAGAAACCACAAAGCGAACTATCATGCTTGGGTTTATCGGGTTAGTATTAGGGTTTTGGGTGGTAATGTCGGCAACATCAACAACTCATCTATTTCCCTCAGTTAAGCAAGTATTCGCAGGATTCTCAGACTTGTATGCTGATGGACTTGTGGTCCATGTATTTAGCTCATTAGGGCTGTTTTTAAAGGCTACACTCATCTCAATCATAGTTTCTCTCATTCTTTGTTATTCTGCCCCAATTTCGGCTCTTAGACCCATAGCGGTATTTGTTTCTAAGCTAAGGTATTTACCATTAACAGGTATATCATTTTATATTGCAATTTTGGTTCATGAAGCTAGGTCTGTTCAAGTCTGGATTCTAGTTGTGTTTATGACAACATTCCTCACAACTAGTCTTTTACAAATGCTTACTGATATTCCCGAAGAAGAATTAGACCATGCAAGAACACTTGGTTGCAGCCGATGGGAAATATTACTTGAGGTAGTTATAAAAGGTAGATTAGACTATGTATTTGAAATGGTAAGACAAAATTTAGCTATGATTTGGATGCTTCTTGTATCAATTGAGAGTATACTTGCATCAGCTGGTGGTATCGGGTTTCTTATCAAAAATAATGACAAGTTAGGTGATAACGGCAAAGTAATTGCTTTGCAAATTATCATAATAGCAATTGGTGTTTTTTTAGATTTCACATTAACAAAACTACGTAAATTAATCTTCAGATACTCAAATTTTTAAAAATGAATTATACATCAACCGATACAATTTTATACCTTGATAAGGTTAGCGTGGGTTATAAAGATAAAAATGACCACAGCAAAGTAAATATGATACTTAAAGACGTATCATTGGAAGAAAAAGACATTCACCGTGAAGGTCATTCAGCTACTGGTCAAACAATAGCCTTTATTGGTCGTTCAGGTCGTGGTAAATCAACACTTTTTAAGGCCTTAACTGGTCTGTTGAAACCTACAAGTGGTAAAGTACTTATCATGGATGGTAACCCTAATATTCATAATTCAGCTAAAGAAGTTGCTGAGGGCGATGTTGGATTTGTTGACCAGAAGTATACGCTTTTTCGTCATAAAACTCTCACCCAGATTCTACATTATGCGATGCGCAAGATAAACAAGACCAAACAAGAAAAGGATGCTATTATTGATAGTTATTTAGCTGATTGGGGTCTTGCTGAACATAAGGATAAGTACCCTTGTGAACTATCAGGTGGTCAAAGGCAACGTACAGCGATACTTGAACAGATGCTTACATCTAAGCACTTTATCGTGTTGGATGAACCAGCATCGGGACTTGATGTTTACGCAATCGAAAAGATGAAATCGTCATTTAATAAAATTTTATCTGATGATGAATTGAATACTATTATCTTTAGCACTCACGACATTAAATTAGCCGTTGAAATGGCTGATAGTATTTATGTAATTGGTCGTCCAGAAGGTGTGGAATACAGTACTATTTTAAGACATTTTGATTTAAAACAAATGGGTATTGCTTGGCAAGAGTATGGAAATGCTCATAGACAATTAACTCAAGATATTAAAAGTTTATTACTTAATTCTTAATTATCACGTTTGATATTACGATTGTGATAACTACAAAGTGGTTGAAGATTGGAGTAATGATTTAATTTAATTACTTCGTCTTCAACTTTTGTTGTTTTAAGAGGTGTAATATGGTCAATATCCCAACCATAGTTTTCAGTTCCGTTATAAAGTCCATAGTTATCCCAATTCATCCATGGTTCAAATAACCCCTCAAGATGCTGTTTAAACTCTTCAAATGTGCAACCTAATATTTCGTATGTCTTAGATTTTTTTGTATAACCACCGTTTTTTATACTAACATTTATTCTATGTCGAATAGCATCTTTAGCTCGATAAAAAGGGTCTTTACGTTTTTCTATCAGTGATAGTTTTTCACGTTTTCTAACTTTATCCCAGTTATTTTTTCTATACTCTTTTTGTCTAATTTTTATACGTTCTTTATTTGCTTCGTAATAAGCTTTTAGTTTTTCTTTATTCTTTTGCGTATATTCGAAAGATTTTTGTTTTATCTTATCTTTATTCGCTTCTCGATATTTAAGTTTAATTACTTTACTTTGTTCTTTAATACGGTCATTATTTTTCTGATACCATTGTTTTTTATATTCTTTTAGTTTATCAGAATTTAATTTAGCGTATTCTTTTTTTGTTACTGCGTATTTATCAAAGTTTTTTAAATATTCGGTGTGTTTCTTTTCTTTTTCACAAGACTTACAATAAGACCTTAATTTATTCTTAGTTTTATTGTATATTGTAAAACCAGATAATTGAATATCTAATTGGCATATACTACAAACTTTACTTTCCATCTGACTTAAATTTATTGAAATATTCAACTAATAACCAGTTGATTAGTTTTGATTTGTTCTCTTGGTTTAATAATTGATAATTTTCCTCAGAAATACTAATACTCAGTTTTTTCTTTTTGTTCTCAGTAGACTTTTGTTTTCTTCCCATAATTGTGATGTTTATATATAATAAATATCACGAGTTTTCTGAAAAATTCGTATTGTTACGAATTTTATTTTTAAAATGTTCGGTAAGTAATGAATCAATTAGTTTAGATTTATTAAATTTACCCTCATCTAATTTTTTAAGAATTTCTTGGTCTAAGGCAATGCTAATTTTTTTTGGGTTATTTTTCATAAAAATAAATATAATAAATTATTTGTCTAAGTCAATTAATGTTCGTATATTTGCATCCTAATCAATATTTATATAAAAAAAAAAGAAATGAAAAGAGTTTTATCAGCATTAGCGTTAGTCGCTTTAGTAACTTTGGCAGCTTGTGGTTCGGGAACCAGCCAAAATGACACAACAAATGACACTTTGTCATCTGTAGGACCTGATACGTCTTATGGTATAACAATTGATACTACCAAGTTAGATTCTACTAAGTAGAGTTAATAAGTGTTTCAAGCTAAGTGAATTACGGGTGTTCTTTTGAACACCCAAAATTTACACCCGAATTAAAAATTAATGTTATGGATTTATTTGATGATTTATTTAATGATTTTTTTAAGAATCGTAAACCGATTAAAAAAGTTGATGATAAGCCATTCATAAGTGAATTAAAAAGTCTTATGAATGCATTAAGTGATTTTAAAACCTTCGACCCAGAAGAAGGTGAAGAAATCCAAAATAAATTGGGTGAACCAGATGAGGTTCAAAAATTTGTTGAAAATGACATGCACTTCACCAGATTAATCTGGAATACACCACATGGTAAATTCATTAAGGTTCTTGTTACAAATGACCCAGATTCTTTTGAATTACCAACATATGATAAGGAACCTAAATCTCTTCAAGAACAACTTGATGAAGCGGTTGAAGCTGAGAATTTTGAATTAGCTATCAAATTAAGGGACCAAATCAACGGTACAAAAAAAGTTAAAAGAACTAGGAAAAAAGTTGAATAAAAATTTGTTAGTTTGAAATAACTAACGTATATTTGCAGAGTAATTAAAAACAAAGCAAATTTGGTTCTATAGCTCAACGGCAGAGCTGGACTCTCTAAAAGTCTTGATGTTGGTTCGATTCCGACTAGAATCACACTTTACATTTTTTAACAATTATTGTATATTTATAAAAAAAAGAAATATGACACATTAGGTATCTAACACTGAGAAATTAAGAGTAATCACAAGAAGAGACTTGAGTTTAGGGTATCAAGCAACAATGGCATGTCATGCTGCAATAGACTTTCAGCACGAACATATAGCTGAGTCGATACAATGGCACAAGTCATCTAATTATTTAGCCATTTTAACTGTTAAAGACGAACAAGAACTTATTGACTTAATGGTCAAAGTTAGTCTTAGAGGTATTAAGTATACCATTTTCCGTGAACCAGATTTAGAGAATCAAATTACAGCTGTGGCTTTAGAAGCTACAAATGCTAGTAAAAAAGTAACAAGTTCTTTACCATTACTTGGAAAGGAGGTAAGTTATGTATAATTTACTAGAAAACGAAACTTGTAGTTTACAGGGTTGTTTAGCTGATAAAGCTTATGCTATTGTTGATTTATCAACGAAAAGGGTTCATAGAATAAGTTTCAGCAAATCATTATTAGAGCATATTATAGACACAACCGATAGTCCTTTTGTTGTAAAAGAGGTAACATTTGTTTTAGGTCGAAAATTGTTAAGTGGTGAAACTAGTTTAACGGGTATATATGCCTTGGTTAAGAGTAAAAATAATTGGACATTACGAATTTCTTTATTTAAAGATATTGCAAACTATCTTTGTGATTTTGAAACTAGAAGTCTTAGAGAGTGTATAATAACAAAAATTAATTAATAAAGCGCCTTTAGTTTAACTGGATAAAATATCCGAGTCGAATCGGAAGTGGTGTTGGCTTTTTAAGGTTGTGAAAGCTAGATTGAAACGTCAAAGGGAGGTTGCAACAGTACCGATGATTAGTAAACTAGTTAGTAATGGTAAACGGGCTAAAAAACGTATTTAGTCTCTTAACTGGTCAAACGGTGGGGGTTCGAATCCTTCAGGGTGCTCATTAAATAACAAATTAAAAATAGAAAAATATGAGATAGGTAATCAGGGGTCCAACATGACTTTAAATTTTATAAAAAAAACATCAACAATAACAAAAAAAATAAAATTTAAAGAAAATGAGTAAGATTAGTCACAACCCAACAACAATGATAAAGAGCAAGTTCTCTAACGAAGTGCATAAATTAATTTTAGGCCCTAACATGGGTACAAAAACACGTGATAGGTGGCGTTTACCTAAAAAGAAATTAACTGATGCTGAAAAGCTTGAGTTGTTTGATAAGATAGTGGAAGCGCATAATTCATGCACAGCTGAGTTAACAGCTTATCAATATGATAGGCGAGAAAAGAAAAGAATCAAAAAAGCACGTATTGCTCGTGGCTGGGTGCCAAAAGTTAAGACAAAAAAAGTAGCATAAATTAAAGGGAGAAGAAATTCTCCTTTTTTATTTGGTAGTGTTAAGTAAATACCATATATTTGCATTTTATTAAACATAAAATTATACGCATGAAAAATTTACTTACATTGATTTGCTTATTAGTAACATTTCAATTAATCGCACAAGACACAATTAAGTCAAAGACTCTAGAACCAATACAAATTACTTGTGTTAGGGCTGATAAGAAAATCCCAGTAACACAAAAAACGCTCTCCGATTCGGCTATTCAAGCGAATTATCAGGGTCAAGAAATACCTATGTTGTTAGGTTCTCAAACATCAATTTACACGAATTGTGATGGTGGTCATAACGCTGGTTATAGTTACTTTAGCATCAGGGGTATTGACCAAACAAGAATAAACATAACTCTTAATGGTGTTCCATTGAATGAAGGTGAAGACATGGCTTGTTATACGTCTAATTATCCAAGTTTTACCAGCGCAATTCAATCTATGCAAATTCAACGTGGTGTGGGTACATCATCTAACGGCGCATCATCCTTCGGTGGCTCATTGAACTTTCAAAGCAAGGATGGCCTTATTAAGGGTACTGATATTCAAATAGGTGGTGGTTCATTTAATACATCAAGATTTGACATATCCACATCCACAGGTTTATCCAAACACAAATTAGCCTTATTCGCTAATATTGGTGGTATACAAACTGATGGCTTTAGAGATAATTCAGGTTGTAAGGGTGGTTCCGCTTTTGTGAGTCTTGGTTACTTCGGGAAGTCTAGTATTACAAAACTTAACCTATTAACAGGAATATCACAAAACAAACAAGCTTGGATGGGTTCAAGTGATTCAGCATTAGCAGCTAATTATCGTGATAACCCAAGAGGTGGTGATAATATGGATAATTTCAATCAAACGAATGTTCAATTGCAGAACATAACAATGTTTAATACACGGTTTAAATTAACCAGCACTGCGTTTTATAATTACTTAGATGGTCACTATAATGTGTTTAACTTAAAGGATATACCAGTTAATAATTATTTTGCATACGAAAGCCAGTATTCACGATGGATTGGTGCGGTAACTCAATTAGATTATAACTATGGTGATTTTAAGGTTACTTCAAGCCTTTCAGCCAGTACTTATACGAGGTTCCATAATGGTTATGAGATTTACGATACAACACTTACTGAATATCCCTATACTAATAGTGGTAAAAAGAATGATGCAAATGCATTCATAAAGTTTAGTTATGACACTAAAAGAGTCTTGTATTATATCGACTTACAAGAAAGATTTGTTGATTATAAGTACTCTGGTGATACAAGTGTTTATCAAAGCTGGAAGTTCTTTAACCCAAAGGCTGGTGTTAAGTTCTTCATAAACAAGAGTTTGGATGTGTATTGGAGCGTAGGTTTATCTCATAGAGAACCAACACACTCAATAATGCTTAATGGTTGGTTGTACTTAAACTCTTATAATCCGATTACAATAGTTAAGCCTGAGGAAGTAATTGATAATGAAATAGGTGTAAATTACACGTCAAGTAAACTAAAATTACAAGCTAATGTTTATGTAATGAAATTTACGAATGAAATGATAGCTGCTGGGCCGATGGGTAATAACAGTCTTCCTATTATGATGAATGTTCCTAATAGTCTAAGATATGGCTTCGAATTTGATTGTACTTATAAAGTAAATAAGTCGTTTACTTATGATATTAATTCAACATTATCTAATGGTCAGTTTAAAGTTGATAGCGGTACGTATAGCTACTTATTTAATCCAAATTTTATGTTTAAGCATTCGATTAACTATACACATAATAAGTTATTTGTAAGCCTTAATCAAGCATATATTTCAAGAGTTTACATTGATAAGGCTAATCAATTTACTTTGCCAATATCATCTACAATCGGTTTGAATCTTGGATATACCTTTGGTCGTTATCAAGTATCAATTCAGGGTAACAATTTAACAGGTGAGAAGACTTATAGCAATGGTTCAGTTACTGGTGTTAGGTATAGAATACCTAACGCTTTACAAAATTACTTCATAACCCTTAAAATACACTTATGATAGAGTTTATTGGTGCTTTATTCACGCTTTTATCAGCATATTATACTGTAAAAGAAAAGGTCATTTGTTGGCCGTTAGCGATAGCATCAACGATTATCTACATATATTTACTATATATTGAGAAATTGTATGGTCAGGTATTTGTCGATATATTAACGTTATTTCAATGCGCTTACGGTTGGTATTATTGGGATAAAACTGATAATAAGCAGCCTGAAAGACTTAAACCCATTAAGTTTGTTAGAGATATATTTCTTTTAGTTCTAATATCTAGTATTACAATATACTACATAAGAACATATACTAATAATCCACAACCAGTATCGGATATTACGTCAACATACTTAGCACTTTTAGCTAATTGGTATTTAGCTAAGAAGTTTATTGATGGGTTTTATGTTTGGGTTATAGCCGATATAATACTAGCGTATATGTTTTATTATCAACATATGTATTGGTCAATGGGTTTATTTATTATTTTAATAGGGTTCGCCCTTCAAGGTCAATTCGCATGGCAAAAGAGTTTAAAAACGGACTAGTACTTGGGAAATGTTTTCCATTTCACTTAGGACATAAATATCTTATTGATTCAGCAATTAAGCAATGTGATACGGTTCACGTTATGGTTTGTTCACTTAAACGTGAAAATATAGCTGGTGAATTACGTTATGAATGG